TCTTCTGACGTTGATGTAATCGTCTACCCCTTAGATCAAAGTCTTCCGTACGGTTCTCTTGACCGGGTTCACTCTGATCGCATTGAAGTAGCGACAAAGTCTTTCTCTTCACGGGCGCAAATCGCTCACAAGTCTCTTGCTAATGCCGATTCAATGATTGTCTGGGCTGATCGCATCGGCAACATTGATATCAAAGCCCTCGGTAGCATCGGCAGAGGGGCACAGGCTTATGACCCCGATGCGCAGGACGCTGACGGTGACGGGTTAGTTCAAGACAACACTCCATGGGAACGCCCTAGCATCACCCAGCGCGCCAAGAGGAAGATCAAGAAAGGCAAGCGCAGGCTTGCAAACATTCTTGAACAAGGCGCAGACAAGCTTGATGAGAGGCAGAGCAGGCGCGAACAGCGTGGGCCACTCAAAGAGCGTATTGCAGGTCGTCTTGACGATGTCGCTTCTCGTGTTGAAGCAAGGAAACTGAAGCCGAAGAAGCCGAAGAAGACAAGGGTGATGGACTATCTCGGTCTTTCCCCGACAGACAAACCTTCAGAAGTACCAGAGAAGCCACGCAAGCCGAAGGCACCAGAAGCAGATGCTCCTGAAGCCGATATCCCAGAAGCGGTAACGCCAACACCAAAGACACCTGAAGTTGTAGAAGAACCTGATGCGTGGGCCGAAGCGATTGAGAACTGGAAGAAGAAACCATCTGGATCAGCCGCTGCTGAGGATATGACCGCTACTGCCGTATCGGAAGAGAAACTCCCTGGTAAAGCATTTGGTACCGCCCACAAAGATCAGAACTCTGCACTCCTTGGAGCAAAGGACGCATCAAGCAAGAAGAAAGATGTCGTATTTCATGTCGTAAAGGACGAAGACGGCAAGATGATTGTCGTTGACGACGAACGCATGAAAGCCATGAAGGCTAAGCCAATTGCTTCCTACAAGGCCGGTTCAATGATTGCGCGTGATGGCGCACCAGTAAAGAAGAAGAAAGATTCAACAAGCCAGAAAGCTCTTGATGATACGGCTGGTTGGTCTGGTGGAGGAAAGTTTGCCACCACCGATACAGCCATTGATCAGGCTCGAAACATCAAGAACAGCGTCTATCCAGACAAAGACTTTGAAGAGGGCGACCATCTCCATGTTGTCAAATTAGATAACGGGCTTGCCACTCTTGTTGACGACGAGAAACTTCAAGCTTTAGGTATTGAACCTGTTGCTTCTTTCGATCATAAAGGAAACGAAGTCGCATGGGGAATGACCGACCCGGTCAAGAAGCCAAAGAAGGAAAGCAAGCCGAAACCCGTAGGTGAGATTCCTGGCGAACCACCAATGCCTACGCTTGATGAGACTCTTCCGAAGACTGAAGTTGTTGACGACGCAAAGAAGAAGACCCCGAAACTTGGTGGCAAGCAGTTCGGCAGGCCGTTCAAGAACGAGAAGTCAGCAGCAAAGCGCGCCAACGAACTTTCTTCTGCTGATGGCAGTCTGTATCACGTCGTTGAGACGGATCAAGGTTTCAGGGTTGTGGATCAAGATCGTCTTGATGCAATGGGTATTAAGCCTGTTTACACATCCGACCAGAAGTACTTCAAGCCTGCACCAGCTTTCAAGCCGAAAGAAGACGCAACCCCAAATGCAGACAAGGGTAAGATTGTAGATGAATCCCCCACATGGACAGGTGGCCCGCAGGAAATACCAAACCTGAAGAACTGGCCGTTGATCGGTAAACACCCCGAGTCGTCGTGGGACAAACTGTCCACAGACGGCGATGCCGCAACACTCAAGAAGGTACGCGAAGCCTGGAAGGATATGCGTGATTCAATTGGCAAAGAAGGTCCTGCCGTTGACTGGGCTAATAAGTACATCAAGATCCTTGACGAGAAGATAAAGGCCGCCGAGACAAACACCCAAGACGGAATCAAGCCTGAGAAACAATCCAAGCCAAAGAAGATTACGACAGGGCAGAGCGGGCAAATCCAGTTCGCAATGGCGATACTCAAAGAAGATTTGACCAAACCATCATCCGAATGGACCAACGGAGACAAAGACTCGTTTGAGATGTCTATTGCTGAATTGGACGACATTCTTGATTCGTATGAACAGAACAAGGTTGTTGACATCCTCCGGGAAGAGCTTGCCAAGATCAATGGTTCGTACCTAAAGACGATGGAGAAGGTTCCTACTAAGAAGGAACTTGACGACGCCTTGGAAGCGAAGCTGTCTACCTTGGCGGATGCTGAATCTCTTAATGCCTCAATGGCGGGTGTTTACTCCGACAAAGAACTAACCGAGTACAAGAAGGTCTTTGAGAAGGCTCTTGCCGAACTTGAGTCTTTGACTCCGATGGAGATACAGGCTTTCGGTGCCTACAACGATTATGAAGACGAACTTGTAGGTATACGAAACAACATTGCAATCATTGATTTAACCATTGGCACAGGCAAAGATATTCAGGATGTCGTAGACGAGTTCTTCAAGGCCGAACTTGATAAGTCCAAGGTTGAGAAGAAGAAACTTTCTCTCAAAGAGCATGATTCACTCAAGGATGAACTTGATGCAATGCTTCAAGGTTTGTACGGGCCTTCATGGGACGGGAAGAGTAAGCCTAAGCCTGACCAGAAATTGGTTGATGCTTGGTACGAGAAACTTGATGGTTTCGAGACAGACGGTTCAGTAGAGCCAATTCCTTCTGGGTCTACTCAGCCTCCGTACATTGTTAGTGTTGAAACCCTCAAAGAGATGGCCGAAACATACGGCATGAAGAGGAGTGCATCTAAGGAAGTTGTAGATGCTGGCGACGTGCTTGAAAGTACTGGTCTTCCAAAGCGTTTCACCAAAGAAATGACTGCACTTGAGACCGTGGCAGCTAAGAAGTTCAAAGACAGCGTTGGCGCTAACTACGAGGCTTACACGAAGCCTGACGGTTCGTTTGACAGCAAGAAGTGGATTGCTGATCGCAAGAAAGCGGAGAAGGATTATCAAGCTTCGGTGGCGATGTACACGGCTATTCCGAATCAGGAGAACCTTGACAAGTATCTTGATGCTCACGCTAGAAGCCTCCTACTGTCTAATTCTTTCGCTAAGGCCAGTAAGTACTTTGAAACCAAGAAGTCCGTCAAGAATAACAAACCTCTTGGCAAGGACGAGAACCCCACATGGTTCAACCCAGCAACAGGTGCTGTTATGGATCCGATGACCGATTTGGGTCCCGACCTTAGTCTTGACGCATGGGTGGACGGTAAAGGGCAAGATATAGCCGACATGAACGGCACAACGGTGCGCGAAGAGGCGAAGAGTCACTTCAAGGATGTTGAATCGCAGATGAAGGAAATCGCCGACGACCTCAAGCCTGGCGGTAAGTACGACGGTTACGACAAGCTCAAACTCATGGACGCTCTCGCTGAGAGGATGTTGGGGTCAGAAGATCCTGCCGAGATGGACGCAGCCGAGGTGTTTATTCGGCTTCTAGAAACAGAAGCCATTACTGGATTGACCCCTAAAGACTTCAAGAATGCCGCCAAGACTTATGGTCTTGCAGCCAAGAAGAAGATCAAGGCGATGGGCACCGAAGAGAAAGAGTCTCCAACCGGGTCTGCTCTTTCTGGCTACAAGAACACGGTGAAGGAAATCCTTGGTTCCGACAAAGACACCATCGACAAGATGAATGATCTCTGGGATCTCAAGTACGAAATTGACAAGTACTCAAGCGATCTAAAGATTGATGAGGAAATTGACAAGGCGGCAGAGATGGATGCTGCCTCAAATGATGTCTACAAGGAAATTGAACAACTCTCTCTCAATCTTGATACAGAGAAAGCTATGGAGATTGCTCCGAAATTGGATATGGAGACAAACAACGTCGCCAATCTGATTGACAACTTCCAAGACACCGATGTAGCCAACTGGACGGAATCTCAGAAAGCAGACTGGCTTAACCAGCACGCAACCATCAAGTACGAACTTGAGAGCCTTGGCAAAGATGGCCCGTTGGGCGACCTCGTAACAGAGCAGCTTGACTATCTTGATGCCGCGTTGGAAGACTTTGAGAACGCATTTGATACATCCGGATTCAAGGGTTCTTGGTATCTGGACTCAGACAAGAAGATTTACAACATAGTCAACGCGGAGAATATCTTCAACGAGATTTCTGATTCAACTTTGAGCGATGAACAGAAGCTTCAAGCGTTGGATGACCTGAGAAAGCAGCTGACTGATTACATTTCTGACTTGAAGATTGACGACGAGACTGGCAAGGTTAACGAACTTCAATCACTAATGCTTGACATTGATTACACCAGAGAGAAACTGGCGGAAGAAATCGGCTACAAGATCAGTGGTGAAGATTTATTCTCGCCACAGAACCTTCCGAAGTCCGTATCGGTCAAAGAAACCGCATCCATGTCCCAAGCGGAAAGGGACATACATTACGAGTCAGTCATTGGTGAACTTGATGCCAAGCTAGATAAAGCCAAGAAAGCCCTTGATTACGAAGCGATAAAGAACATCATCAACGAGAAAGGTGATTTGCTCAAGAAGAAATTACTTGAAGACTTTGATTACGCACAGAACAATCCGAAGAAAGTAAGCCCAGACTCGCCAGTACCTTTCAAGACGAGCAAGCAGATTGATGCTGCCGACAAAGATAATGCAACAGAACTAGTTATCTCCACGGAACTTGGTGCCGCCAAAGACAACCTCATTGACTATCTAGGAAAGTCCGGCATCGCAGACACAAGTCTTCTTTATCTTGAAGAGACAAACCTTCCAGATGGTGAGACTGGTGAACAATGGGTGGTCAAGTCAGTAGCGGGAGAAAGAGCACTCAGGAAGTCTCTTGTTGAGAAATTACGTTCCAAGGTTGAGAACGGTGACGACATTGGTGAAATTGCTGCTCTCAGAACCCATCTGCACAACTTTGATGTTCTGACAAGGGACGGTTCATACTCGTCAGAGAACGCTCCCGACATGACAGCCATAGACCGGTTCAACCATCTCGGGCCGTCCGCACAGAAGGGTATTATCAAGAGTCTTTCTAACTCCGAAGTGGACTTTAAGAAAGCAGCTCTTGCAAAGATTGGCACGAAGAAGCAGACGAAGAAGCAAGTCGCTGAGGACATTAAGAAGATTGAAGAGTCTGTCAATCCTCCAGAACCAGAAGCACCGAAGATTCAGAACACCAGCGCGTCTGCTGTATCTGCCCAGATTGAAGAAGTCAAAGCTGGTGGTGGAAAGATCAACCAGGCGTTCATTGACGCAGCACCAGAAGGAGCAATCCTCGGTGTTGTTTCTGACTGGGAGAAAGCAAACCAAGAAGTCAACGACGGCAATGCGCCCAAGTTCAAGGGTAAGACTGGCATCCTCCATTATTTCGAGAACGATGACTCCAAGGTTGGATACTGGGTTGATGAGAAGTTCACGAAGAACGACGAACTAGGGGCATGGCAGGAAACGGTTCCGCATATGTACTCCTACGACGGCAAGGACTCCGATGGCAATCCAATTCCTGCTGGGGTCATCGGTGGAAGTATTGCTACACAATGGGTCAAGGGTGACTTCACTCCTTCTGAAGGTTCTCCACTCTTTGAGAAGGCATCGTTAAGTACTTCTGACGAATACTCCCTCATTAACGATATTGTCAACCCGTTTGAACATGCGTTCATGGATTCAAGCAGTAAGAACTTTGACAACATCAACCTCTACTCGACAGATGCTGGTAAGACTTTCGACAAAGACTTCTACGAGAAGTTTGGATCAAATGGTGGCGTGGTCGTTAAGGACTCAGATGGATTATTCCATGTCGTCAAGAGAAGTGAATGGAAAGCCCTCACGGGAGAACAGCAGGATCAGTTTGCTGTTATTCGCGACATTAAGCCTGTGTGGTCAACATGGGCTGGAAGTGAAGTTGGCACAGGCAAGCTTCCAAACGACTTCGTTGACCTCACGGAATCAGAGAAACTTGACGTAGTCACTGCTTGGATGAATCAGCCAGCAATGACATTGGATGGATTTCCAAACGCATACGCACTTCAGAACTCTGGACTTATATCTTCAACTTCCGACCTTCTTGGTCTTGACAACGAAGAGTCAAGACAGAATATCGCTCACTATGTTGAGCAGGTTCAGGTTGAAATCAACAACGGCAAAGGCCCTGATGAAGAAATGGCTTTCTACTCTGTCAAGTTTGGCGATGCTGATCCAGTAATTCTGAGAATAAAGGGATCTAATATCCTCCTTGCAGATAAGTATCCAGCAATCTTCCAGAAGATTGGGGGATTTGATTCTTCAGGTTCGTACACGGACTATGTCGGTGAAATGACATCGGATTCATCCAAGACGATCGGCAAAGTGCTGAGCAATCCAGACGACAACGACTGGATGGAAGCAGAAGGAATTGATGCTGCTGCCACATTTGCTGTTGCGAATAATTGGGCAGAGAAACTTGACGGTGGTGGGTCTTCCCTCGCAAGCAAGAAGTTGGAAGAAGCAAACGTTCGTTTGGCTGACATGAAGAAGCAATTTGACATGGTCTTTGATGGTAAAGACATATCAAAGATGTCAGAAGACGAAATCAAGGCCGCATTTACCGAGAAGGGTCTTGATCACGACAGCTTCGTAACGAAGATGCGCAGTACTCTCATTCGCCGCCAGGCAGCAAAGGCATGGCTTGCAAATAACGCCGCCTACAACCTTGACTCAATGGAAACCGTTGCTGAGGTTAACAAGAACCTTCTTGCTGGCGTGTACAACGATCCGAAAGATTTATTGCCAGCAATTAACGATGCTACAGAACAAGCCAACATCGCTAAGAAGATGATGGAAGAAGCCGCAGAAGCTTTGAATAGCGGCGTGCTTGGCGACAAGTCAACTGCTGAACATATTACTGATTACATCTCGGCAAAGCAGAAGATGAAGGCTTCTATTGGAACAGAGAAACAAATCAAAGAAATTGCTTCTCAGTTCAAGGACAAGAAATATGCAGGCAAGACCGTGCTTATCGTTGACGGAGAAGAACGTTTCCTGAAGCAGGGGTCAGTATTCCATGAGAACTCACCTAGCGTTCAGCAGGCTGCTGATGTTGCAACAGCAATTGCCCCGATTCTGAAACAGGGTCAACAACTTGGAATCTTTAAGATTTCAGACGACAAGTACGCCGTGATTGACATGGAGGAAGCCATCAACGCCAACATGGCGGCTCCCGAAGCGATATTCACTAACGCAGTACCAGGAAGCATTCCTATTGCTGACGCAACCGATGTCATGGACTTGATGACTTCGCCAGGCATGCCGAAGGTTAAGGAGGGATACGCAGGAATTGAGAACCTTGGTGTATCAGCCCCGAACGGAGTAGCAATTGGAAAGTTCGTTCCTTCTGGTCTTCCAACGGACGCAAGTGACGAACTGATTGCAACGGAAGCAGCCAAACTTGATGACTTCATTGCGACGGGCGGAAGCCTTGCAGACGTTCCTAACGACTTGCTTCTTGAAGCAATTTGGCAGCACCGTGAAGGAGCCGGAAAGAGTGGGCGTTTCAAGTTCCTCTCAAAGGCATCTGGATACAACGACTCGTACGCTCCCGACGAGAAGAAGAAGACTCATCGTTTCCTTGATACCGCTACGGGACATACATTTGTTCTCAAGTCAGCCACGAGGAACGACCAAGAAGGAGCACGCGAACTATTCGGCAACCAAGTCATGCAGACCCTTGGTTTCCCATCGTCTGGTGGTCGTACGGCAAGCGTCATCTTTACTGCACCAAATAAGTATGCCCAATACTCGCATCCAGATTCCAACCCTGAATCCGAACAGTTCAGCGTTCTTCTTGAGTCTTCAGAGATGCTTTACGAAGGTAAGAACCTTGGCCATGTCAGGGATATGCCTAAAGCTGAGCGCGAAGAGGTTATCTCAAGGCTTACTCCAGAGTCGCTTGCAGGCGGAGTCGTCATGGACTCAATGTTTAGGTACTACGACAGGCAAGGTCATAACTGGATTGCTGTTGAGAACCCAGATGGAACGGTTCAATACCACCCAATTGACCACGGTAACGCTTTCGGTGATTTCAAGCAACACAAGTTCTTTGACAAAGACGGCAACAAGATGCCGAAGGGTGCAAACTCTCAAGCAACCGAAGACAAGCTTGGTTTCATGTTTACGGGTCTTGATGGTGATGGAACATGGAAACTTGCCAAGGAGTCAATGACGACCCCAGAACGCAAGCAACGTTTCGCTGAGGCAGTACTTCACGCTGTTCATCGCGCAGAGACAACTGATTACGCAGAAGAAGCGGAGAAGTTGATTTCTGGTCAGAACCTTTCCGGCGCAAACGCAGCAACTGTCAGGAAATCAGCACAAAGGCTTGATGAGAAGAAAGCAAGGATTGCCTCGTATGTTGATCCAATGCTGAAAGAACTCGGAATGTCCGACGAAGAAATTGCTACTGCACGTCAGACGGTTGAGAACGAAGTCGGTACTGGTCTACTCAAGGCGTCAAAGACTCCGAAGAAAGTAACTTCACCTGGTCAAACGGTTTCCAAGATGACGAAGGCTGAACCGATTGCTGGTGAAGAAGCGTTCGGAAACGCTCCAGCTCTTCCGAATGCAAAGACGGTCACTTCGGCACTTGAAGCTGCACAGGCAAATGTCGGAAGCCATCATTATGTTTCAATCGGTGGCGGACAGGTCAAGGGCGGGGCAAGAATCCATGTAACACCAGTAGCCGGCGGTGCCCCAAACCTGACAACAATGACACTGGCTATTGATGACAATGAGGCAAAGGCTTTAGCGGCTTCCTTGGCAGCAAAGATTGATGCCTCTGGTTCAGGTGTTGAAATCCTGTCTATCGGAGGACAACATAAGTTCTTCAGGACGGATAACGGAGTTCTCAAAGCGGATCCACGCACTGCTGATCTTGGAGACCCCAACGGTTACAACTCTAATTTGACGGAAATCGGTGGAACTGCTGGAGATACCGCCTCGGCTCATATCATCGCAAAGACTGAAGAGGGACATGTAATCATCGTCAATACAGGAACCGCAGGAAGTGCGTACTCAACGGCAGGTACTGTGCAGGTTCATTTCGCAGGCGACACGGCACCAACCCCTCAACAGGTACATGATGTTCTTGCAAAGATAGGCATCAAGGATTCTGGTTACACAGCTGATGACCAATGGAAAGCACAGGCTGCCGAACTGTTGGTGAGGACATACGATGGGTTTGATCCAACAAAGATGAAAGAACCACTCGGAACGCGACTAGCAAGAGTTGCTTCAGAGCAAGGACTAACGGTCAACGATCTTGAGCCTTACTTTGACTCTATGGGTCGCATGAGGTTCAGGCTTAGTGACGAAGCATGGGCTCGAGTGCAGACCAACAACCCTGGTCTCAAAGAATCTGGTCATGTGATGATTAAGACGATGAACGCATACGCCGATGAGGCAAACATTACGCGCATGATTACTTCTGGTGGAGTACTAAGTAAGGCTGATCAGGTAACAGCAGGATTCGGTCTTGGTGGAACATCGGTTGGTGGCGGTGGCGGTGGAGCCTCGGCACAAGAAGATCTTGGTACCGGCGGTGGCAAGGGAGTATTCATGACCCCTGTGGCTACTACTGGGAAGCACAAGGATGTATGGACCACCCGTGGAACCGATGTCATCTTTGATGGTGAAGCAATGCTCCGAGATATCGGATGGTGGGCACATGGTCCTCATGATGGCCCATTCGGCGTAATCAACCCTGATAGTGGAAGGATTAACTCGGTTTCCTCTAAGACATCTGTTGGCAACATGAGTAAGAAAGAAACTTTCGAGTTCCTTCCTGATGGTGCGGCGACACTAGACAAGATGAAGGGTGTCGTTCTAAATGGTGGATACTCCGCAAACAGAAGGTTGAACCTCATCAAGATTTACAAAGACCAAGGTATTGATGAAATTAACGGCATCCCCGTAGAGGACTTCTTCATTGCGTCTCCTGACGGCGCAAGAAAGATGCTTGGCCCTAATTTCTCAAGCAGTTCGCTTCACGGATTCAGCGTTGCGTCAAAGTCTTCTCTCAATAAGCCAACAGAAGAATTGGTTGTACTTCCAGGCGACATACCAACAAATCTTAATTCCGCTTATTTCTACTGGGGTGACAAGGGGTTGAAGAAGACTCCTAATGTGACCACAGCAAAGAAGCGCGCATTGAAGGCCGCCTCAGAGAATGCTGATGTCAAGTTCCATGTCGTTAGGGATGCAGCTGGAAACTATCGTGTTCTTAGCAATTTAGGCTTAGAGCAACTGATTGGGAAGAACGCTGCAGTGACTGTTTACAATACCTTCTTTAACGGTGCGGAGATTGATGTACCAGGAAAGACGGTGGCGTAATCATGGCTAGTGAATCAAAGAGAGTGATGGAGTTCGCCGACCTTGTGTCGGAGTACGAGAAGGTCGCCCCATGGCCAACCACATCAAAGTCAGACGATCCTGACGAAGAAGAAATACAAATGTTCGGCACGGACAGGCCGATGGTTCACTCCTATCTCAACGATCCCACGGCAAGAATGGTGATTATGTCTGGATCATTAGTGGACGAGAACGGACAAGGTGTTATTTCTTTAGCTCCGTTAGATCTTCCTTATTTGATTCTGAAACCTGCGTCACTGAACAAGATTGACTCAGGAATCATCATTGACACTCTAGACAGAGACAAAGATTCATTGATTAGACCTTTGGTGATTGAGGATTCCGAATGGGCTATAGGATCAGAATCAGAGACAATGGCTGCTTTCCTTAACTCTCTCGCAATGAAGGACTCGCTATGAAAGACATGGTTGCCCTGGTATACAACACCGATGTTGGGTCAGACGATAAACCGATTGCGATGATTACTCTCAGGAACGGAATGCTTAGGTTCCATGCTCCCGCTGGGTCGCCGTACAAGAGCAAACTTGGGGTGCTAAACGGCAACTCTTTATCTCTTGATCCAGAGGAGGCTGAAGAGTTCTACTACGACTATGTTGACAGTTGGAATAACCGGTTCTCTGGTTGTTCGTCAATGGAGATGACAGGTAGAAACGCAAGGATTGCGGAGAAGTACATTCGTACGTGGGTGTGATGGCTGATAAGAAGAAATCAGTTTCTAAAGACGACGCTCTTGAGATGGCCAAGAACATTGGTTGTTCTGGCGCACATCAAGTTGATGGCACATGGATGCCTTGTGGGAGCGCAGAAGAACTGAACCGTTTATCCGAAGCTGCAGGGTCAAATCTTGAAGTGCCGTTCTCTATGCCTAAGGCTGCGAATGAAATAAAGATTTCATCGTCAGGTAGGAAACGCCGCAAACTTGTTGATCGTAAACGGTGGGAGAAACTCACCGAGAGAAGTTACGGAATGGTTGGCACATCAGCAGGGATTGTTTCTGCTCCTCCAGCTATGCCGGCGAGTCCAATGGGTGGGATTGTTTCTAGTGGATCTGGCCCAGGGATAACAGGCGACATGGGTGGCGGAGGTAAAGGTATTGCACCTTTCACTCCAGAGGTTGGAGATCCAGACACTTTCACTAGTCCCGACGCTGCACGTATGAGGGCCGCTCAAGTCGGTTGTACTGGTATTCGCAGGTACACAACATCTTCCGGCAGGCAGGTATGGATGCCTTGTACTACGGGGGTGACCTTTGATCGTCGTACGGGTCAGGGTGCGTACAGGAACGAACGTGGACGTATTGAACAGCAAAGAATTGAACGCGTTGTTCGCAGGGAAGTAGCGAGAGCCTCAGCTTTCTCTAGAAGCAAGAAATCAATCCGTGGAAGCAGGACTAGCAGGAGGAACGCTAAATCTGTTTCAATCACTCAAGACGCAACTAAGTCGTTGATTGTCGCCGCGAGGGAACACAACGTGAAGATGCGATCAGTTGGGATGCCTCAATGGTCGTTTGCTTCTGCTTCGGAACTGAAGTCCGTCATGAGGCGTGGTGTTGCTGCTTTCGACTCACTCAACCGACCCGATTTAGGTAATAGATCCAAATGGGGAGAGATGCGAGTAGAGGCGTATCTCAAGATGCTTTCTTCTGGCAGGCCGGATAATCCGAAATACATCGCCGATAATGACCTTCTGAAGAAAGAACATCCTTGGGGTCAACAGACCAAAGCGTTGCCAAAGATTCCTAGAAACCTTTCTAGTGCTATCCCGTTAGACGGTGACGGAGATGGTGTTGTTTACGATGGCGAAACTCGAGAGATGCCAGCACCAACAAGGATGGTTGGTGAACCAGGACGTCGCGCTGCTCTGATGCCTCTTGGTGGAGATAACGATGAGAAGAAACGTGTTGATTCTGATCCAGCAAACATTATTGCTAATTACGCAAAGATGAAAGAGACCGTCGAACAGAGGTTTGGCGAGATAAAGACAGAGAAACAGGCCCACAAAGCACTGAAGAAGGTGTTCAAGAAGCTCGTTGAGTTTGACTTTGATATCGAAGAGAACGATGGAGAAATCCCAGCAACCTTGCGTGGTGTCATTATCGGATTATTACATGAAGGAATGAACAGCAAGAAGTATGCCGATGGAATGTTGGTGTTGTCTTCAACTGGCAGAATGATTCACAATAATCGCATTGGTGGTTATATCGGTCTTGCTGGGGTTATGGTTCGTAACGGCAAGATTGGTGGCTACATTGACATCAATCCGACAGTAGGCAGAGGAGCAGTAAAGAATATTCCTGCTAATCCTAAATCTACCGATGGCTGGTGTGATGCGGTTGTGAGGGACGCATTGAAGAAAGGGATTCCAGAATCAGACATTGATGAGATGTACGGTGCTTATGTTTCTACTCACGAATGGAGTCATGTTCTTCATTTCTCTAAGTCATTTGAAGATATCGGTTTCAAGATTGGGTTTGATGGTGTTGACAAAGCAGGGGAAATGAATGGTCTTTCTCCGCGAGAAACAAGTGATGCAATCAATGAAATAGAGGCCAAGCTTGTCGCCGAAGGCATGTCCACGACAGAGGCTCGTCTTCTCGCAAGACAGCTATTCATGACCGAGAACTATCAGGCAATAGATGATTTGTGGTCGTCAAGACCGTTTGACGGACTTTCCGATGAAGAAGTTGCGACAATAGACAACTCTGGTTTCCGTTCACAAGTGAGTCCTTATGCAAATGTGAACAACTTTGAGATGGTGGCAGAGACACGATCTGCGCAGAAACTAGGTCACCCCATTCCTGAAGCAGATGGTTGGGCAAAGATGTCGGAATGGCTTGATGAGAAATCAGAACGCAAGAAGAAGGCATTTACCGTTATGGACAACGGAGACCTATTTGTTTCGGTTTGTAGTGGTATCAGAAATCCAGATGAGGTTTCAACAAAGTCTCTCCCTCGTGATGCCGATCGTGATGGTTGGATTGATGAGAACGAACCGTTGAAGCGTCGTTTCGTTGGTTTCGCAACCGATGTAGCAGATGCTGTCAGAGGTGCTGGATCACGTGTCCGTGGCAGGAAACCAAAGTCAAGGGTGCGTGTTGTTTCGTCAGAAGGTTCCACGGGTCGAGAGAACAGACGAATTGCGCGAGGTATCTCCACGAGGATTGAAGAAACTATTAACGAACTCAGAGGTGGCGAACCAGAGAAGAACATCTTCGTACCAGACATCACTCAAGATGTTCCTCAGCCGCTGGCGTCCTCAAGGTTGAGGGGTTTGCTTCCATCAAGAAAGAGCCACTACAGGCTTGTTCAAACTCAACGAGATTTCGCACATGCGCCAGCACCTGCTGGGGATCACAAGGGCGCATCAGTAGACGATTTAATCCAACCAAACGGCAAGATGACAAGCACATTTGAGCACTTTGGTCTTGGGTCAGGGATGATAACTCCCGAGAGGCAAGCCCTTCACGATTCAATCATTGAGTCAATCATGTTTGGCAACGGTGAATGGTCACCTCGCAGGAGTGACAAGCCAATGGCTTGGATGATGGGTGGAGGACCTGCAAGCGGAAAGACATTCCTCAGGCAGGGTGGTTTCTTTGATACGCCTCAACGCGGTAATGAAGCCGTTCATCTTGATGCCGACGAAATCAAGCACATGCTTCCTGAGTTTGACACTCTCGTCAAAGAGTTGCAGGAAAGAGGAATGGATCCTTTGCAAGCAGCAGAACTTGTTCATTCGGAATCAACATACATTCAGAAACTTGCAATCAAGAGAGCCTCCGAAGAAGGGTTTCATGTAGTAGTTGACAGTACTGGCGATGGAGGCCCAAGGGCGTTTGCTGAAAGAATGAATGCTCTTAGGGAGAATGGCTACATCATCAAGGGAAGAATCGCTGATGTCCCTATCTCTATGGCTGTATCTGAGGCTGAGAGAAGGCAGGAAGAGACAGGCAGGGGAGTTCCTCCGTCGGTTGTTATTGATACGCACATTGACGTTGCGAGAGCCGTATTGCATGGTCTTCAGAATGGGGTCTATGACGATCTTGAAATCGTAAACAACGAAGATCACAGTAATCCGTACACGATTGCCGCCTACAAAGATGGGACTCTTGTCGTTCACGACCAGGAAGCTTGGAAGCATATTCTGGGCAAAGCGTCACAGAACTCGGTTCAGAAGTATGAAGATGTCAACTATTTCGCCGAAGAAGGCAAAGCAAGGTTCATCGCATCAAAGCGAGTCGCTGATCGCAGGATACGCACCGCCAAGATTGAAGGATTTGACTCAATAATTGCTGAACCATCACCCGCACTTGCTGCTGTCCTTCCTGGAGGGGTGGACTACTCAAAGGTTAAGGCTGTGACCGAGGAGAGAAGGCAGGAACTTGCCCGCGCTTACGAGGAGATGGAAGTCGTGTCTAAGGAAGCCGAACAGGCGTACGAAGACCTGCGTACAGAAACCGATCGCCTATATTCCTTGCTTACCAAGGACATGGGTATCAACGTTGAGTTTGTAGACAACGACCCGTACAGAAGCCATCTTGAGATGATTGACGACATTGAGATGAACAAGACTCTCAAAGTCAAACGGACTACACCAGACGAGAAACACCCATTGTGGGACGATGAACAGAGTGACAGATTCAGAGCAATTCATGACGCTTTCGGCCATGCCGCTACGGGACGTGGGTTTGACCGACATGGTGAAGAGGCTGCTTACCAGGCTCATGCTTCGCTTGTTGAGGGTGCCCTCGCCAAGAAGGCTCTTGAGACAGAACTGCAAGCACAGAACGCCGCAACGATCACTACTGGTGCTATCCCTCCAAGGAAAGCTGGTCTGATTCCAGAGCAGCCAGCAACCAAGGCTGATGCAAGTGGGAAACTTTCATCCATGCCTCAGTTGATTATGAAGCCAGACACTCCCGCCACGGAAGACAACAAGACCCCAATTCCTCTCACTGCCGACGATGACAACTTCTATTCAACAACAATGTGTCACCATGTTTCAAGTGGGCGAACAGTCACTGCGAACGATGTTGTTGTGCCGACAGACAAGCTTTACGACCGACTAGGAGACGAGCCTACGCTGTCTCCAGAGACCCGGCAAATGATCTATAGAGCAGCAATTTCGGGTGTTTCTATTGAGGATTCTGATGTTGACGAAACAAACAAAGACATCGTCGCTTACTACAAACTAATGCAGAAGAGCCTGAAGAAGATGGGTAAAGGCGTAGTGGCCGATGTGCCCGTATCTGGTGTTGAATCTATCCCCTATCCGATGGTCAAGAAATAGATAGCACCCTTCCACTCGACAGAGTACTTATCTTGCTACTGTCTGAGTCAAGACAACTAGGGGCTGGGTGCTGACCTGAGCCAAAGTGGTCCATCACAATCCAATCATCAACTCTTACAAGAGAAGGAACAAGCACCCATGACCGACAAGGCAAGGATCAACGAGCTACAAGAAGCTCTCCGAGTAAAGATGGCCGACAATAAGGCAATCGCAGACTCATTCAAGATAGAAGACGGCACAGTCGTAGTCTCCACAGAACAGAAGGGCGCGTTCGACAAGAACATGCGCGACATCAAAGACATCAAGGGCCTCATTGAGGGTCTTGAGTCAATGGGTTCTGTAAAGAGCTGGTCAGACGAGCCAATGAACGAATCAGTTGCAGCAGTTGCAGCAGCTGGTCATGAGTTCGCAAAGCAGAGTGGCTACAAGAGCCTTGGTCAAATGTTCTTGGACTCAGCAGAGTTCAAGTCCCTCCAAGGTGGCAAGAACGGCGCAAACATGCCTTCACCATTCATGGTCAACGGTGGAGACCTCACCGGTCAGTACGGTCAGAAGGATGTTTACAGCAGCCTTGTAGACACATCTGGCTTGTCATTCCTCGGCTTCGGAACCCGTGAGCGCGATGCAATGGTGATCCCACCAATGCGTACAAAGCGCGTCCGCGACCTGTTCCCAGCACGTACAACCACAGCAGCCGTGATTGAGTACTTCCGCCAAATCGGATTTACCACTCCAGGTACAACTGCGGTAAACAACGCAGGTCCAGTAGCACAGCGTTCAGGTAGCAACTTTGCCGCCAAGCCACAGTCGTCAATGGTCTTTGAAGGCCATCAGGCTCCTGTTCGTACGTTGGCCCACTGGGAAGCTGCACACCGCAACGTTCTTGCTGATGAACCACAATTGCGTTCAATCATCGACAACGAGCTCATGTACGGTCTTCGTCTTCAGGAAGATTTCCAAATCCTCCAAGGTGACGGCACAGGCGAGAACCTTCTCGGCGTGCTCAACACACCTGGCGTTCAGGAATACAACTGGTCAGACGGCGCAAACACACCAGTAGTTGACACCAAGGCAGATGCGATTCGTCGCGCCGCAACCTTGGCATTCTTGGCTTACTACGAGCCAACTGGCGTTGTTCTTCACCCGAACGACTGGGAAGATATCGAATTGACAAAGAACACCCAAGGTACATACCTCATGGCAGTTTCGATGCAACTCGGTTCAGAGGCTCGTATCTGGCGTATGCCAGTCATTGACACCCCAGCAATCCCAGAAGGCGAAGCACTTGTTGGTGCATTCGGTACAGCAGCACAGTTGTACGACCGTGAACAAGCAAGCATTCGCATCAGCGAACAGCACGCAGACTTCTTCGTTCGTAACGCAATCGTGGTTCTCGCCGAACAGCGTCTCGCACTTGCGGTTAAGCGTCCAGAAGCATTCGTCAAGATTGACTTCGACAGCGCTCCAGAAGCCTAATCAAAGCACTGCCGTAACAGGCTGGAAGAACCCCTCGTCAGAAATGGCGGGGGGTTCTTTCTATGTATGGGACAATTTGTTATGAAGGAATCAGAAAGTTTCAAGTTCATAGGAGAGACCCCATCGTTTGGTTCTCTTCTCACCCAGATTTCTCTGTTGTCGGAAGACGACTGGACTCAGTACAGAGAGAGGAGACTTCGGGGAGGTGCCGCCGCTGAACAAACAGACACAATCCCTCTTATTTATGATCTTGCGCAGAACATCAACTCAAATATCATTCACGAGAAATACGGCATCTTCAATCCTTACATGGATGCAGTAATGGAATTGGTTAGCGAATCCTTGGGAACACTCAGCATCAAACAGGCGATGCTCACAAGGTTGCGTTCAGGGTCGGTCATAGGTAGGCACAGAGACAGAGGTCCACTGACTGCAAAGACACATCGCATCCATGTTCCGGTTATAACGAACGAACAATGTCTGTTTACTGTTGATGATGAAGTAAGAAACCTTCAAGCCGGGGAGGTCTGGATTATTGACAATGTGGGCAGATACCACAGCGTTGAGAATAAAGGTCAACAAGACAGGGTGCATCTGATAATAGACGCAATGTAGTTTCTTATTTACGGGTGACTATTGCGAGCCTGTCAGCGCAGTCAACAAGAAGTTTCACAACGTGAGAAGTTCTCACATCGGGTCTGTCCTCCCATGCGTAAAGATCATCAACTGATGCTTCTAGGCATTCCAAGGCCAGAAGCGCGTGTGATCTGTTTGACTGAGGTAACAGGTTGAACATTTCTTCTTCGTCGTCAGTTAAGGAAGCCCAAGGTATTCCACATGCAGAAAGAATTGCACCAGTAGCACTTACTGATTCATCGTCTGGGTTTCTGATTGTGCCTTTGCAATGTCCCCGTCTAGAGACGAGCACAGAGGCGAGCCGTAGAGCGTCTGAGGCTTTCTTCGTGGGTAGGTTGCTGAATCCCATACCCACGAATATACGGCCTGTTAACGGACTGGGCAAGCCCCCGTTGAACAATCATCCATATCAAGAAGGTCGAAACCGACAGTGTCTTGGAGGGCGACTGTGAAGTCAACCTTTCCGAGGAGCTTCTCGTAGGTTTCCTTAGTGATTTCCTCGTATGGAGGAAGTGGGAAGTTGTGATCGGCATGGAGGAGGAACGAGACGCTCTTTACGGCGTTGTCGTAGTTCTTCTCAAGCCATTCTTTGATCAGGGAAAGTTCTTCCTTGCGGTAGTAGACGGTCACAGATACGGCGTTGTCGGCCCATTCTGTTTGCATCTTCTTCACCCATTCAAGCTGTTCTACGGCTGTCATGTCGGCAGCAAGGATTGAGCCTTCAGGAGACTCACAGGGGAACTCCACAACCCAACGGCTGTGGTCTTCCCTGCCGTCAAGACCGACTTCTGGGACAACCTTGTATCCACGCTTACGACACTTCTCAATGAGTGGATCAGCGGCACCGAAACGGACTCGCCTGATGTAATAACGAGCGAATGCAGGATGGATACCCGGCGTCACTCCTGGGAGCAGAGAGAGCGTTCCAGAGGGCTGTACGGTGGTCAGGCGAACAGATGGGGTAATGCCATTCTGTTCCGACCACCAAATATCGTATTCCTTGAGGTCTTCGTATGCCTTTGACAGCCATGAGATTTGCTCTTCGGAACATTGAAGGATTCCTGTGACGGACTGACCGAGCCGGCGATTCTTCTGAACTGCCTTGGTGGTCTTCTCGTATGGGTACTCCATAGATGTGATTGACTTCTGGACTTTGTACAGGAGCCTGCTGACTTCCGACATTTGCTCGTAGGAGGTGATGTTGGGTAGGAAGATTGTTGCAAGGTTGCATGATTCTCCATCGGCGAGACCAATCTCAGCACAAGGGTTGAAACCGTCAATGGTTGGATCTGGGTTCTTCTCTCCGAGACGTCCTACTTTGCGAGCAAGGCCGCGGTTGATGAGACCGTATGGCTCACCAGAGCCGTCGTATCCTTTCCAAAGTTCCGACATGATGTGGTCGTATGAGTCTGCGTAGACGGAGTTGTTTGAGTTGGCTCGCCATGCTGGAACTGTTCCTGATGACCAGTTCTTTGCGCGAAGGAACAACACGTCGTCAGGGTCGCCAATAGCAATTTGAGCCGAACGGCGAGATGATCCAGAGATAACAATTCGTCCGATGATGTTGCAGATGTCAAGAACGTCTACTGAACGAAGTTTCTTTCCAGCGCGAGCATCCATCACTTTGCAGATGTCAACAACACCGTCAATTAACGCTCCTGGGCCAGATGCTGTTCCTCCGAATGTCTTCAGGGGCGCACCAAACTCACGAATAAGAATTGTGGAGTAGTCGAAAGATTTGCCTGTGTAGAAGTATGACTTCAGTACGGCATGAAGAAGTCTGCGCCAGCCTTGACGACTGTCAGGAACAATAATGTCTGCATCATTGGTGCGTTCGTGGTTAATTACTACGCCTGTCTTGACCTTTGGAAGTTCGTGAATGCGAGCGCGTTCTACTGAGTAACCAACGCCACCACCCAGCATAAGGTAGTCAAAGATGAGCTCAAAGTCTTCAACTTTCTCAACGTTTACGAAGTAGCAGTTATTGAGGCTTGTTCCGTTGAACCTGTCAACAAGTGGTGTGCCAAGTTGCCAGAGTGCGCGTCCAGATAACGAGCAGCGAAGGTTGAAGATGTGGTCAAAGAGAGTTTCCGCTTCTTCGTCTGTGAGTGCAGCACCGATACTCATTGCGCCATTGATGCAACGTTCAATTGTCTCGGGCCATGTTTCTTTACGACCTTCAACTTCACGCGAATAAGTGCGGAGGTACACAATTTCGCCGAGTCCTCCGAAACCCCATGGTGCTTGCTTGTTTGTGTAGGTGGACACGAAGTCCTTTGAGATTGCCATCTTGTGGTTCTTTCTGTAGTTGTTGTTTGTTAGATGAGACCCAGTTCCTGGGCTTTCGACTTAGTGATAAATGTTCCAGCTCTAGCGACTAGAACTCTGGTCTTTGTCATAGATGTAAGTTGAACTTCTTTGAAGATGTCATGCTCAACCCGTATCTCAGGGTTGTCCTCTTTGTCCTTCTTTACTATTTCGCCGAACTGAATCCTAGGAGCAGTAAGGGCTCGTTCATCATTGAAATGTGACGCACAATCGCCTGTTGGATGACCGCAAATAATGCAAGGTTCACGACCCGCAGAGAAGAGTGTTACCCCAGGGAATATCTCTTCACCTTGTGTTTCGTTCCGCGCGACCATACGTCGAAGATACTCCATTGGCGACCACTAGAGGAAATCGGAGTGTGCTAGGAATACGCGAATATCTACTAGACAGAGGGCCTTTCTACGGGTACCCTGACTGCTAGTATTTGTCTTGTCCGTATCGGGCTTATGTAACTAAGGAGTAATCGTGACAAGAATCAAGGTTCTGTCTCTGTTCAGTGGGGCTGGCGGTCTTGATCTCGGCCTTCAACGCGCTGGGATGGATGTTGTCGCACTTTGCGAAATTGACCCCAAGGCACGAATGGTGCTTAGGAAACATTGGCCAGACACATACATATACAACGACGTAAGAGAGGTAACTCGTGAGCGACTCATCACAGACAACATTCACCGCCCAGACATTGTGGCAGGAGGAAGCCCCTGCCAAGACCTCTCCGTTGCCGGACGTCGTAAGGGACTTGATGGGTCAAGATCTGGACTCTTCTGGGAACAATGTCGTATCGCTGACGAAATCGGGGCGGATATCTTCTGGGAGAACGTCCCCGGCGCCTTATCTAGTAACAACGGAGCCGACTTTGCTGCCGTGCTGTGGGGAATCACAGGAGCACTCGTTGAGTTGCCCCCTAAGCAGAAGTGGGCCAAGTCCGGCGTCCTGGTGGGACCAAAGCGGACAGCCATCTGGCGTATTGCCGATGCCCAGCGTTTCGGAGTTCCCCAACGACGCCGTCGTATCTACGTTGTCGGATGTTCTGGAACCGTGGCACGAGGGCTTGCGCCGTTACTGCTTGAGCGCCAGAGCGGCCAAGGGAATCATCAGACGAGCCGAGAGACGGGGACGCGAGCTTCCGGAGCCTCTAAGGACCGCTCTGACGACGCTGGCAGCGACCGAGCCGGACGAACCGACGGAGACACCCGAAGTTGGGTGAAGTCCAAGAGGGCAAGTTCTAACACGGATGACGACTCTTGGAAAGAGCAGATTGTTAGCCCGACCCTGAATGCCTTTGATAATGGTGGTGACTCACGTGCGACTGTTCTTGCAGTTCACGACGGATCAATTCCGTTTACTCAGACACAGTTCGCACAGTATGGCGAAGGTATTGGAACCCTCCGTGCTAATGGTGGGGATCTTGGTGGGGGGTCAGAAACCTTGATTGTTAAGCCAGAAGTTGCCGCTTGTCTTAGGAGTGGTGGCGATGGTGGTGTTCCTTCAAGCAGGGGTGAGAACCTCGTAGTGCAGGAAGAAGCTTTCAAGGCAATCGGTTTCTCACACACACAAGGACTTGATCACCAGGCTTCTACATCGGCTTTCCCAACGCTTCGCGCTGAGGGTGGCGGGCACGCAATCATGTACGACACCAATGAGACTCCAGTACTGTTCCAACAGAACCAACGTGATGAAGTCAGGATTATGCCTGGATACGCAGGGTCGTTGAACGCTGAGAACGGGATGCACAACACCAACTTTGTAGTGCAGGATCAAGAATGAGTGACCACGCAGAATCAGTAGTTCCTCTCAGGACAGCCAACACTAAAGCGAACGGTTTCAATGTTGGTGAAGTTGGTGATCCGATGTACACATTGGACACAACCGGATCCCATGCCGTTGGATATGTCGTATGTTTCGAGGGTCAAAGAACTGACGACTTCCGTGTGTATCCCGATGTGTTCCCAGCACTGCTCGCACGAATGGGAACTGGTGGAAACAACGTCCCATTGATTGCACACGACATAGTGAACAAAGATGACAAAGAGACCCGATAATCCAGTTGCCTACTCAATCCGTGAGGATGCCAAGGCAAACACTTTCTCGGCGACCGAGACAGAAATAGGGCTGTGTGTCAATGCGCTTCAGCCGTCACCGCAGTCTCATCACGCTCAGATATTCATCGTCCAGACAGAGATTCAAGGATCCCATAATGACTGACGAACCAACCGTGTGGGAGTACGACGGGTACAACCAGAAGATTGATGACAGTGGAGTTCACAGGACTCTCAGGATCGGGCGAGACAGTTCGGACTTCATTGCCTATCAAGACGTGCATCTGTTTGAACCAATGTCTATGAGGGAAGAGAACTGGGCTGAAAGCGGCGTGAAGAACTCGTTGCGCGCTGGAGCATCAAAGTCCTCTCATGCAATCGTTTCTCCAGAGCCTTTCGCCATGCTGAACTTTCAAGGATCAAAGAGCAATACGGTCTTGAATGATGGCTCGGTTTCGTTTACTCTCAATGCGATGCACGGACACGATATGCACATAGTCGGATACGAAGAGCCAACATTGCTAAGCCAAGGCCCAGTAGGAACCTTAACCACCGACATGGGTGCAAAGATGCAAATAAATAATCAATCCGTAGACAGTAATCATCTACAAGTGTTCTCAGGAGGACAAGAAATGACAGGACAAGAAACAAACCTCGTAGTGAGGCGCCTTACCCCGTTGGAGTGTGAACTTCTTATGGGCTGGGACGAAGGTTGGACTTCAGCAGGCATCCAAGAAGACGGAACAGAAGTCAAGATGGCCGATACACATCGTTACCGCATGTGTGGAAATGGTGTTGTAGCTAATGTTGCTGAATGGTTCGGGTTGCGTTATGTGCAGGCTAAGAACGCAACAGAGGAACAAAGCTGGTGAAAGCATCCGAAAGGGCGAAGGAGAATCTTCGCAACATGATGGACAGCGATTATTCGCACAGATGGATTTATCGCGAGACTTTGATTGTCCGTGATCTGCCAGCTCTTATTGCGGAGAACGAAAGACTTTACTTAGTGATTGACGAACTCCGTGCTGAAGCCGCAACATTAAGGGTCAATGTCTCTTATTAAGAGACGCTAAACCTAAGTCTGCATCGACAGTTAATTGTCAAACCTGCTGGTGCTAGTGGGTCACCAGGGAATCGCAATGATTCGTTCCCTACCGTGAATCCGTCAGCAAGAGGGATGCTCTTACCTTGCAGTTCTCTATGGGTCGCTCTTACGCTCGTGTCCTTACGAGTCACCCAAGTCTTATTTATTGCACCTGCTTGTTTGCCCGCAAACCACATTCCTGCGTTGTAGGCAGTCTGTGATTCATGCTCGGCGATAAGCCTCTTCCTCTTGGCGAGGAGATGAACGAAAGTAGCAACCAAAGCGGACTTGAGGGCTGGTGCGCCTTCCTCTTTATCTTCCTGAGCCATAGCCATCGCTACAACAATTGCTGCGCCAATTTCGTCGCTGGTCGTATTGTTTGACTTCTCAATCCGGGACATCTGTTCGTTGATGTACTGCTCAACTTCTTCTTCTGAAGTATCCATCGGCATACCAGTACGTTCGTTGGCTGTGCGCATTGCGTCTTCAACAACTGCCTTAACTAGTGGTCTGATGTCGTCGCGCATTTGTTTGTTCCAGACATCTAGATCAAAGATCATTGCTGCTGTGAGTGTTCCCGCAATGAGGGATTTCTTCGCTTTCGCTCCGTCAGACTTCTCCATCACGACTCGCTGTTGACGATCAAAGAACCTCTCTAGGTTTGAGTCAAGAATCTCGGCCCACCTATCGGCATCATCAAGTTCCTTGGTATCCCAACCGTCTTCTGCGTTGTTCTCGGGTGCTTGTTTGGTCCCCCATTTACCGATCGATGTTGATGCTGAAAGCATTGTGTCAGCAGCTACGCCTTGATCAGGTGTAGTGACTCCTTCTTCAAGAGGAGCCTCTCCTGCTTGTTCACCCATGGCTGCTTCTTGTCCAAGTTCTGGTGCAGGCTCGCCAGCTGGCGGTGGCCCCATCATTCCTGGCTGAGGAGGTGCTTCCATCTTCTTCTCGGTGTTACCGATTGGTGCAAGGTTCGGGCTTGCCAACATTGCATCGGCAAGTTCTGAGTCAACCAATTTGCGACCAGTTCCTGTTCGGTATTCGTTGGCGGTGATAAGACCACTAGCGAACTCCTGCATGAGGAATCTTTCTTTCTCTTGCTTGGAAATCTGAAGAACTGGCACATCTTTGATGTCAAAGTCGAAATAAAGATCGGGATGCAATGGGTCAAGTCCACGCGCAAGCATTTCAAGATGCTGAGGCATTGTCTCAAGCCAGAAGACTCTTGTTTCTTCTACGGCGTTAGAGAATGTCCTGCCTGATGCGTTACCGATGATTGACTCGGGAACGCCGAAAGCGGAAAGGATTTCTTCTTTGGAGATTTGGCGCATCTCAATGTATGCAGCGTCTCTGGGTGAAGCACCTGTGTCAACATAGTCAACTCCCTCAGCGGATGCGATGACGGTTGTTGATCCGGTCTTACCGATGTTTCCACGAAAGCGAGACCTGAGTTCATCTTTGTCGTCTTCGTCCATGTCGCCTCTAACTACGAGAAGGCCACCTGGGCGTCCGTCGTTGACGAGGAAGTTTCTGTTGTAGAACTTTGCGAGAGTCTCAAGCTCAATGGCTACGCCTGCTGATTCCATTGGGGTCATTGACAGGTATGGGTCAAGAGGGTGAGGATGCTTGAACCACAGTACGTCTTCAGGCTTGATGTACTGAATACCCATGTTCGGCAGTCTTACCTCGTAGGCAGATACGAACTTCTTGGGATCAGGAATCGGAGATGTGTATTGGGGTGGGAGAAGGTTGAGTGCGATTGGATCGCCACCACGTCCACGCAAGACTTCAACGAACGCTCCTCGGCTTGATGTGAGTAATTGGGCCGAGAGTCTGTAACGGAAAGCAAAGGAGTCTTCGCCGACGTTACTTCTACGGTTTAGGAGATCTAGAACCTTGGCGTCCTTGACAATTTCACCATCGGGCTTGTTGTCTTTGTGCCCAAGCATTGGCAGACGGGCTTGGTTTCCAGAGATTGCATCAATACAACGGTAGACCCAAGTAACTTTACGTACACCGTCTCGGTAGACCCGTTCAATATCCCACGAGTCGTGGTAACCCCTCTGAGTGAAAGATGGGTTTGTAGAAATGGGTGCGCCCATAGGGAGGGCTTTCTCCCCGGCGTTAGAAACAGACTTGTTGCTGGTCGTATTCCAAGCCATTATTCAGCCCCTAGAATCCATGCGCTAACAAGAGAGGCACCGCCAAGCGAGATGAAACCGTAGGATGGGTTGATCATGAATACTCCAATAGGCGTGGCAAACACGAAGACAATCAGGGATAGGTATGCAAAGAAAGCTCTACCTCCTATTCCGTCTTTGATCTTCTGGGGGACACGGCGCGGTAATCTCACTCTACCACCTTACATTCATTGGGCTGCGGTGGTTGAAATCCTAGTAGATGGAGTGGTATGAGTACAGACTGGGAGAAAGTTCTTGAGTTTCTAACACCGAAGGAGTCTCCGTATTGTCCCGAGAGGGCATCAATGCAGCAGAAGGTGTTCCTTAGGTCGAACGCTATGGAAGCATTATTCGGTGGTGCTGCTGGTGGAGGTAAGTCATCGGCCATCTTGATGGCTGCTCTTCAATATGTAGATATTCCTGGTTATTCTGCTCTTCTCTTTCGTCGTACCCTGCAAGACCTCACTCTTCCTGGAGCACTTATGGATCGCTTCAGGGAATGGATTGCTCCACACGATGAGATCAGATGGAACGCAAACACTTACACAGCGACTTTCCCGTCTGGCGCACGAATTGGATTCGGCTACCTAAACAACAAAGACGACTATCTGCGATACAAGGGTGTTGAGCTCCAGTTCATCGGGATGGACGAAGTAACCGAAATCCGTGAGTCCGACTACAGGTATTTGTTCTCTCGTCTGCGCCGTCCTTCCTCGGGGCCATTGTCTCAAGTCCCCCTGAGGATGAGATGTGCTTCCAACCCTGCCCCTAACTGGGTGAGGCAGAGGTTCTTGGTTGAGGGGAACGAATACGGACGTGTGTTCGTACCTTCCAAGTTGACCGACAACCCAGGTATTGACCCCGATTCGTACCGTAGGGCTCTTCAGGAACTTGACCCGATTGAACGCAGAAGGCTTGAAGAGGGCGACTGGTGGACAACAACCCTCGGAACCTTGTTCCAAAGAGACGACTTTGTCTTGGTTGACCCATTTGAGATACCCGAGATTTCTACTAGTTCGGCTCGGGTCGTTAGGTATTGGGACCTTGCAGGAACCGAACCCACCCACTCGAACCCCAATCCTGACTGGACAGTTGGGACGCTCGTCATGTTTGACAAAGGCATCGCATGGGTGCTTGATGTTCAACGGGCAAGGGTTAAGGGCGACAAGGTGGAGGAACTCATTGGTAGGACGGCGAGGGAAGACGGCCCTTCGGTGTCAATCAGGATGGAGCAGGAACCTGGCTCGGCAGGTAAGAACCTTATTGACCAATATGCCCGTTATGTCCTTGCCGGCTATGACTTCTCAGGGATCAGGGCTACGGGTGACAAGGTCACTAGAGCGCGCCCATTTGGGGCTGCGGTGGCAAACGGAAATGTTCGTGTGGTTAGGGCTTCTTGGCTGACGGCTTGGCTTGACGAGATGTCTTCCTTCCCAGAAGCAACCGTCCATGACGACCAAGTGGACTCCTGTGTAGGGGCATATTCATTTCTCGCTGGGCTTGGACTTCCGCAGCGAAGTCGGGCTATCATCATTGCTTAGAGATAATCCTTACCCCTAGACAAACGAGGAACCGATGAGTATAGATCCACAAGAAAGGGTCTCCAAAGTAGAGACCATCATTGACGAATTGACACAACAAGCTGTTCAACTTCGCAGCACACCAAGAGAGATGGCAGCCGTAGTTTCCGAACTGCACACCATCAAGAAGATGATTGCCGATGCGTGGGAACACGTATCCGGAATGCTCGCAGATGTGATGGGCGACGATCCTGAAATTGAAATCAACGGAGCAATCGTTGAGAAACGCACAGGTGCTCCACGCAAAGCTTGGAAGCATGACGAGATTGCTGATGAAGTAGCGCGAAGAATTATTGGTTCAGCAGTTGACATGGACACAGGAGAAGTGATGAAATCTCCTGAAGAAATGATGAAAGAGATGCTGTCCTACGGGGCGGTCTCTTACTGGCGAGTTAAGAACCTAGCCAAGATCGGCGTAATTGCAGACGAATACTGCGAGGTCGGCGAACCCAAGACATCAATCGTCGTACGACAGGCAATGACTATCGTCGACGGCCAAGACCCAGACACAGAGGAATAATAAACATGACAACTAGCATTGACATTTATCAACAACTATCCGATCCTTTCCCAGTTGAAATGGAACGCACAGTAAACAAGAGTGGTCGCGCACTCACTTACCTCCCGATTGCTGAAGTCATCAACAAGATGAACAAAGTCATCGGAGTAGGAAACTGGTCAAGCGAAGTGATTGACGTACGTCGAGACGCAATTGACTCCGACTGGGTTATTGCCCATGTGCGAGTCACCGTAACTTTGCACAACTCTCACATCAACGAACGCATCAGCGCCACATACGATGGTGTTGGCGGACAGCAAATCAAGCGCAAGAAGACTGGCGACATCGTGGATCTTGGCGACGAGTTCAAGGGTGCTGTTTCTGACGCGCTCAAGAAGGCTCTTCAACAAATCGGTCTCGGTCTCTACCTTGCTCGCACCGAAGACGCAATGTATGCCGATGAGGCGTACGAGCAGCCTGTGGTGCAGGAGAAGCAACCCGCAAAGACTGGTGGGGTCACTCCTGCTCTGTGGGAAACATTCTCTGGTCATCTCTCAAAGATGGACAAAGGTGAGAAAGACGCTCTCTCTGAATGGTGGGGCATGACCTATCCAGGCGAGAAGAAGCCAACACAGTCGTCTGCTACGGACGCACAAGTTGAGAATTGCATTGCTGAGTGCGTACGCATCCAGCTCAACGGCGAGTATGTAAATAAGTGACCGCAGTACAGATGCCGGAGAGGATGTCTCCCTCTTCGGTTTCAACTTGGTTGCAATGTCCTCTCAAGTACAAGTACAGCCGAATAGACAAACTCCCTGAAGAGCAAACCGAGGCTCAGGCCGTCGGAAACATGACCCACGAGGTTCTAGAAGCCCTATTCGGGATAGAACCTGGTGGCAGAACCATTAACGCCGCAAGAGCACTCATGGTTCAACAATGGCACGACAAGTGGCAGCAACACGCAGAGAACGTTCTTTACCTCGGGCCATACGCACAGCACATGATGAGATGGAACGCGTGGACTTGTGTAGAGAACTACTTCAAGTTGGAAGATCCAAACGAAATTGAACCAGACGGTGTTGAGAACGAAGTCTTCGGCCTAATTGAGGGAGTTCCAATCCTCGGATTCATCGACAGATGGATCATGGGTGAAGACGGCGCAACCATCTCTGACTACAAGACAGGTAAGGTCTCCAAGCCTCCGTACGACAGGGACAAACGCCTGCAACTCATGATCTACACCGAGCTAGTTGAGACTACGATGGGGATCAAAGTCTCTAACGCTGAACTCATTTACCTCAAGGGCAAAGGAACCCGAGTAACCTACGAGCCAACGATAGAGGCCCGTACCGAGATGAAGGAAACTGTCTCCAAAGCCTGGGAAGAACTAAAGACATCATGCGAAACGAACGACTTCAAGACAAACAGAACGAAACTGTGCGACTGGTGCGCCTTCAAGAAAGACTGCCCCGCCTGGTCAAAGAAGAGGTGATGTCATGATGAACGAGGATTCGTTCGCACGACTAGTAGCCGAGGACGTCAAGAACAGGGTTACCGATGAGCAAAGGAAATACCTCAGGCTTTACGAGAACCGTTCAAGATGGCGTGAACATATCCTTGTTCTCCTCGCCAACCTTGAGGATCAGGTCGTTGAGATAGACGAACACCAAGAGGACGACAAAGAACGTTACAGATCCTTTGGTGACGAAGGAATTAAACTGCTCGCCGAAGCCCAGGCTTCTGCTGACGATCGCAAGAAGAAGGTTCTTAGGTTCCGTTTCCATGTGGAGAACAGACTTGACGAGTGCGACAGGCTGGACGCTATTGAGTCAGATGAACCGAGCGAGTTTGCTGCCTCTGCCGACTTCATGCGTAGGGCTATTGAGAAGCACAAGGAAATGACCTTTGATGCCGATTACGACCCGACCGAGATCGATAGGGCCTTATGGTTCAGCCTCGCCGGCGAATGGAAGTTTGACGAGATTGATATTGACCTCGCATGAGGCATCGTTCCAAGAAGAAGGAACAAGAATACAAACTCAGGAGACCGCTCGTTGAGAAGCTTCTCTCGGAGAAACCTTGGTGCGAGGCGTGTCCAGTCTTTGCTGCGCATGACGAGAAGGTCACTTATGTCAGGAAACGTTCCGTAGACGTCCATGAACTAGTTAGGCGATCACAGGGTGGTTCAATCCTTGACGAGGAGAATCTGATGTGCGTATGCAGGGAATGTCACCACAGGATCGGTAATTACCCGCAACTAGCCTTTGATCTTGGTTTGGCTAAGCACGCCTACGATTCTTGAGAACCAACTGAGCCAATGCGTTCATCTATTCGACTGCTACCGCCAGGATAGATATCTCGCAATTTCTCGCCGTCTGCCGTGGTGACCGCACCGCCATGAATAACGATGCCGGGACTAAACCCGTAGCAAGCGTTCACGACATCGCAGACGCCAAACATCATGACTGAGATTCTCTTACGCCGCCATTCAGGGGCAGTAGTAATTTGCTGAATCATTGGGTCTCCAGCGCGCCAGTTGATCATTCCAGCCCATGTGGACATGTATTCCTTCTCAAGAACTTGGGATGCCTCTGAGCCGTCCATCACGGTTCCCCATGGGTATCTACCGTCTGCGAAACCAAGAAGGATAAAGTGAGCTGGCTGAATATGTCGACCATCAAGAAGAACAAACCAGAGTTTGGTTATTTCGTCTTCCGACCCAAAGACTTCCTCACGGTAATACTTAACAACCAAGCGTCCTTCGGCGTCAACTTCCCCCCATCCCCATTCGGTTAGGTCTTCAGTTGGCAGTTCTTCGCCAGCGGTGTACCAACGTTTCGGTGCTTGGGTATTTGGATCAAATGAGATCCAACGAATGTCAAAGAAATTGTCGCTTAACTTGTTTCCAGTATCAAGAGCAAATGTTGATGGTAATTTCGCCACGAGGCGATATTAGTCGTTCCACCATGCTGTCCATGGCTTAGCTGAAGCCGATGGTGTATTTGTGCCGTGGATGCCAGTGTAAGCAACCGAGATTGTGACCTTTGCGTCATTCTCGTAGCCGTCCCAGTCGCCGCCGTCTGAATAAACAAACAGTTGGAGGATTTCGTCGGTGTTCATAACGGCAACATCCGTGAGGTAGGTGTTTGCGTTGTGTTCCGTTTCGTCCCAATTGTTGTTCTTTGCGTGTGCTTTATCAACAGGCGTTGATGCTGTGCTTCGGAGGTCAAGTACGCCACCGCCAAAGTATTGCTGTGTTCCAAATGTACCAATTCTTCCAGCAGCATCATCTGGGTTTCCAAGCCACATTGTTGGCTTCAGTTCTTCATTAACAACGAAGTCCCATTCGCCATCCTCAAAGCCAAACATCCAATCTGATGGATTGTCAAGTGCATTATGTTGTGTCTTTGAGTTCTTGGTCTTGACTGCTGCAAGGCGCAGTAGTCGTTCGGTTGTCTCAATATCTACGGTTTGCTCGTCGCCCTGCCAAAGACCTGCCGTTGCACCGTAAACCTGCTGAGTGGTGAACCAGATTGACTCAATCTTGACACGGAATGGGAAAGACACATTCAGGTAAGAAGGGTCGCTTTGTCTGACGGTCCAGTCGTAGTTGACGATTGATGGGGGGGTAATTCCAGACATAGCGCTGCTGCTCTCTTTGTTGTTGTTGTTGCTTAGGCTTGAACGACTGTGAAAGCTACGGTGATGTTTGAACCAGCGGTGCCAGAACCAACTGCCGATACATCAAGGCTGATGAGGTCACCTGCGACGAAGTCTGTATTGGCTGCTGTAAGTGTGCCTGCATCTACATAACCGCCTGCTGCGATTGAGAAAGCTGCAGCGACATTTGCGCCAACTTTGAGATCGGCCGTGAGTGCTGAACCAGCTGGAGCACCGACAACTGCAACGTATGCGCCAGTGATTGAGCCATTGAAAGGCAAAGCAACTGAAACCATGCTTGAGGTTGTAAGGGTTCCTGGGATTCCAAGAACGATTGTTGTTGGGGCGAGTACTGCTGTTGACATATTTAATGTCCTTTCGTGGGGGGGTACGGAAGCACAATACCATTTAGATTTATCGACAACCCGTAGACAACGGTTGGTAGTATCGTGACATGCCTAACGTTATTGGACTTGACCTCAGCCTCTCATCAACTGGGGTCTGCTCCAAAGAAGGTTCGTTTGCTTATCAAGCAAAGACGAAAGGCATGGAACGTCTTGCAAACATCCGTGATGGGATCATGCTTGTTGTAGCCGCACAAGACGACCCGATTGTTGTGGTTGAGGGCTATTCGTTCTCTTCTCGCAACAGTCAGTCTCATGCACTTGGTGAGTTGGGTGGTGTGGTGAGACTCGCCCTTTACGAAGCGGGGGTTGCATACATTGATGTTCCTCCGACGAGCCGAGCAAAGTTCGCCACAGGCAAAGGGAACGCATCCAAGAACGAAGTCGTCTCGTCTGTCTCAGCCAGAACCGGGATTGTCTGGAGCGGTAAAGGTGCCGACGATATGTGTGATGCGTGGGTATTACGCCAAATGGGACTAGCGCGCCTCGGTGAAAGTGAATATGATTGGCCAGTAGCCAATATGGCTGCACTAGACAAGATTGACTGGTCGGGATTTCCGTCCGTATAGCACTGAGGTAGATATGAAGAACTCAAGGAACGCGCCCATCAGCCAAGTAGAGGTGGAAGAGGAAATCCTGCGTCTTCTAGAAGATCTAGAAAGCGAGACGGAAGTCTTTGAGACTCTCGCTATTGACTCTGCAAAGAAAGAAGTTCGTTTCAAGACGGAATGGGCGAAGGCGTATCTTGCCGCTAACGGTTCAATCAAGGAACGTGAAGCATGGGCCGACTATCAGATTGCCGACACCCACATGGAGTGGAAGATTGCCGATGCGCTCATCAAGTCAAAGAGAGAGAAACTTGGATCAGTTCGTTCTTCCATTGATGCTCTTCGCACAATTAACGCAAACGTTAGAGCTCAGACGAGCAACTGACATCCACCTAAGGAGATAGATGAATCACAATATCAACCAGAACTTAATTGACTTAGCAGTAGATGTGTCATTGCTTGATCCACTCCCTGGTAACCCTCGCATTGGAAACGTCGATGCCATCATGGCTTCGTATTCACAGTTCGGACAACTAAAGCCGATTGTTATCAAAGAACAAGAGGATGGCAGGTATGTCGTCGTGGCAGGAAACCATCAACTCCAGGCTGTAAAGAAACTTGGATGGTCTCATGTTGCTGCTGTGAAGATGGAAGGGGAAACATCTGAAGCCCTTGCGTTTGCCTTGGTTGACAACAGAGTTGCAGATCTTGGAAAGACCGACCCAGAACTATTAAATGCCGCTCTCAACGATGTTGTGTATGACTTCCCTGAATTATTTGATGCAGTCGGTTGGGACGAATACGAAGTGGCCGCCATCGGCACCGAAGTAGACGAGTCGTACTCGTCAATCAACGCAAACGGTGCTGCAGGTGCCTATATTCCGCCAGTACTAATGGACCCAGCACCAGTAATGGATACGGTTCGCCAAGAAGATGGAAGCGACAGATACGTTGCCCCAGCAGGAATGGATCAGAAACTAGCCGTTGCTGGAGGGTCTGGAACAACTGGAAACTCTGGGTCGAAACAAGCAGTGTTCTCCTACAATGTCGTGTTTGATGATCATGAGCAGATGTCTCGCTGGTGGGATTTCTTGAAATGGTTGAGAGCCAACCCAGGTTACGACGGCGACACAATCGCACAGAAGATCACATCATTCATAGACGCACATAGTGAGGTTTGAGATGGAAGACAAGAAATGCCAGTACTGCCTTGGTGGGGAACACCCTGTCACTGCTTGTCCGAAAGTAAAGAGAGTTGAGTTCAATCTTGACGGTTCGGTGAAGATGGTTGAGAAGTACGACAACCCAACTGGTGCATCGTATTCGTTTGTACCAACATCGGTATCGTCAAACCTTCCAACCAAGATCTCCTACAGCGGATGGATTCAGAACAAAGAAACCAAAGAACTGCCACATGACGAGCAGTGAAGGACGAATGCGTCTTCGTAATGAATGGGGTCCAGAAACGGTAGCGAAATGTTGCCGGCTTTGGAAGACCCACGGTTATCACGCAATAGGCAGATGCGGAATCTGTAAGAGCAACCCCAAAGTCGTGTACGGCATGACATGGGAACAGGCAGATGAAGAGGTAGGTACTGATGGCTAGGCAAAGAATGTTTCTTGATATGTCATGTGTTGACGCGGCGCGCGAGAGGATGAAACACATCTACGACACCTTTGACACGGTTTGTGTTCAGTTCTCTGGTGGCAAAGACTCAACTGCTGCTTTGTATCTCGCTAAGGAGATTCACGAGGCGCGTGGTCTTGGCCCCGTCAAAGTCATATTCAGAGATGAAGAGATGGTCAGTCCAGTAGTTATTGATTTCATCAACAAAGTTCGTAATTACGACTGGGTTGATATGGAGTGGTACTGCCTTCCGGTTGGGCAAGAATGCTGGGTTCTAGGTAAGCGAGAATATGTATTGCTTTGGTCTGGTATGCGCCAACAGCAAGGAAGGCTTGTTAGGGAGATGCCGCCATGGGCTATCCATGCAGGACATTTCGGTCTAAGCAACTATCAAGCAATCCCTGAAGCAATTGACTATTACACGATGCAAGGCAAGAAGGGTCGTACGGCTTTCATTACTGGTGTTCGTGCGAACGAGTCAATGGTGAGATTTAGATCTGTTGTCAACAAGCTCAACGAGAACTACATCACTCGTCCATACAAACTTGAGAAGTCAATCCCGTTGATGTTTGCGAAACCTATCTACGATTGGATATCGGCTGACGTGTTGAAGTTCATTAGTGAAGAACACGGTGCCGAATGGTGTGAGTACTACGACCTTGCCGCAATGGTTGGTGGAGTACAACGCGTCGGTATCCCGCTCCACTCAGTAAGTATCAGAAGGTTGCGCGACTATACGGCAGCAGAACCTGCATGGTTTGACACTCTCTATGACTGCTTTCCCCAGGTTGATGCTCAGCACAGGTTGTGGCCTGAGTTTGATGTTGATGCGTACATTGACGACTACGCAGATCAGGGTTGGGATGGTGTCAAGCGTTGCATTAACGAGAACATGCTTACTCCTGGGATCAGAACGGTTGCGTTGGCATTTGTTGCTGACTACAGAAAGAAACACATTCTTGACCCAGTTTCTTACCCGTTGTCATGGCTGATTAGAAATCTAATTATGAATGAGTTTCATAACACTTCTGCTCGACCAGTTGGGCCAAAGACTAAGGACTGGAAGAAGCGAGCAGCCGCCGAACAGACATACAATCAAGGACTTACAGAAGGGTAGAGAAATGACAGGAATAGTTAGATGCGTACAGTTCTCCACAGGAGCAGGGAGTGCCGAAGTGGCTTTCCGTGTACAGGAGCAAGCACAACCAGAGGACAGGCTTGTCCTGCTGACTGCCGACACAATGGTGGAGGACGAAGATAACTGGCGTTTCGCCGAAGAGGTGGTCAAAGCACTTTCCCCACGATGGGAGTGGATCATAATCAGAGACGGCAGAAACCCGATGCAGGTTGGGCGTGATCAGCGTGTTGTGCCAAACAATAGGTTTGCTGTCTGTTCAAGAATCCTCAAGAGAGAAGCTCTCAACAAGTGGATTAAACACAACTGCCCACCAGAGTCATCAATCATCTACCTCGGATTTGACTGGACAGAACCACATCGTTTCGAGAAGGCTGAACCACTATGGCTTCCATGGAAGATAGAAGCACCAATGATGGATGCGCCATACATAGAGAAGTACGCACTTCTGGAGAAGTTCCGAAGTATGGGAATAGAACCACCACGTCTTTACGCTGCGGGCTTCAGTCATGCAAACTGTGGCGGGGCCTGTGTTCGCGGAGGACAGGCTTCTTGGAAACTATTGCTTGAATGGAACAAACCGAGATACTTGGAATGGGAAGCAGAAGAAGAGAAGACGCGAGTAATGCTTGGAAAGAACGTTGCGATTCTCAAGAAGACCGTAAACAAGGAAACCTTCCCATTGACATTGAAGGCTTTCCGTACACAGATAGAGGATGCACCACAGATGTTTGACAAAGACGATTGGGGAACATGTGGATGCTTCATGGACGAGGATTCGTGAACATAGAAACCGTAGAAATTGATTCGCTACGACCAGCACCATGGTCTACTAGCCATTTATTGCGTCCCGATGAGAGGTCGCTGATTCAGTCAATGACCGACTGGGGATGGCTACAGCCAATCATCGTCAGGGCCGAAGATAGAACCATCATTGATGGGAACCTGCGTTGGGTTATCGCCAAAGACAACAAAGGCGTACAGGCAAGATTCGGCAGTGAAGTTCCTGTCGTTTGGGTTTCCTGCGATGAGGTTGACGCAATGATGATGCACATCAGGCTGAATAGATCCAAAGGAATGTCTGTTGCTAAGAAGACATCCAACCTTCTCAAGACAATCAGAGCATCGCGCAAATACGATGATCAAACTTTGAAGAGTCTTCTCGTCATGACGAGGGAAGAGTTTGAAATCCTCGCTGACGGATCCTATGTGAAGCAGAAGTCCCTGAAGGAACACACCTACTCACGTGGCTGGATACCAGTAGAGGCTCCGAAGCCTGGATCAGCGATTGCCGGCGAGATGCGTTTCGAGAGGCCAGTCAACAGAGACAACTGACCTTCTCGTCACCAACTCCTGCACAATGGTACGGTTGTAAGCACTAGAGCCCTTACGAAGGAGTTGGATATGCCACCAGGAAGACGAGGAACAGACACCGAGAGGGCACCGATTATTTACGGTCCTGGCGTTGTCTATGACGGAGACGGAAACCCCGTTGGCTATGGCACGGATTACTTGGACAGTCTTGTGACACCAAACGCACCATCTCCAGCTTTCCCACCACCAACAGGTCCTCCTGCTACAGGGCCGAATGTGCCTCCAGCCCCAGGAACCACAAGGACTCCAAGAGGACCTCAAGCACCACGGGTACCAAAGAACACAAGCGCACCGCGCACCCCAAAGGCCCAACAAGGTCGTGGTGGCGCACTTTCGCGTATCTTGCGTGGAGCAGCAGCAAAGCTTCGTAACAACAAGAAGAAGTAGAAGGTCGTAGATGATCGTCTCCGTACGAGAACTTACGGCCTATATGGATCGTTCGCTCACGAACCGACAGCAAGACGCTGCCGAACTCGTGCTTGCTGGCGCACAGGCTGAGGTTGAGACTTTCCTTAGCCGACCCGTAGAGGTCAACGAGTTTGTCTACACGTATGTAATCCCTGAGGACAACCTTTGGGTGAACACGGAGTCGTATTTCTACGACAGAACCCTAGATACAGCCAACTCAATCGTTCCTGTTCTACGACCACCGTTTCAGTTGCATCTTCCAAATGCTCCCATTGTTGATGTTGAAAGCGTCTTTGTGTATGCCTTCAATGGTGCAGCGGGAACCCCTCCGTTGGAGTTGCAACCCAATGACCATTACCTCGTAAGGAAATGGGGTCTTGACATCTATTCCGTCTGGTCTGGAGACAAGATTGTCATCACCTACAACGCAGGAATGGCACCAAATGCCCATGTAAAGCAGGTAATTCTGCGTATGGCCGCTCGAGAGATGCAGAACATGACAGACGATGTCGTCGGTCTCAAAGACTTCCAGAACAGAGCAGCAACAATCGCTGAGGTTGGTTTGACCGAGGCGGAGAAACGCAATCTTGATCCGTTGAGGCGCAAGCAAATATGAGTTCAACGACCATCAAGGTCAACGTTGATGTGGACACCAGCGAACTAGCCGCAATGAGGCGGAACATGGGTTCGTACCGTGAACCACTCATGGAAGGTATTGCCTTTCTTCGTACGGCTTTCGGCAATAACTTTGACTCTTCTGGGTCAATGGTTGGAGGCTGGGCACCACTTGCGCCATCTACCTCGGCGTGGCGAGCAAAGAACGGGATACCACCTTTCGCCCCAATCCTCGTCAACAACGGAACACTCAGAACTGCTGTCCTTATGGGTAGAGGCGATGTTGGCGCAAAGGATGCGACACTCACTATTGAGAGCGAAATCGCCTCGTTCCATCAGTACGGAAGTCGCAAAGGCAATCTTCCTAAACGCGAAATCGTATTTGAACCACCTGGGTTTGCTGATCTCATGGCTCGCAGGATTAGGGCGCACATCGTGCCTGACTCCTACGCCAACGACCTGAAGGCGCTTCTGCCATGATGTCTGGACCTTGGACAGCAAAGGAATATGTCTCTTCTTATCTTGAGACCGACTTGCCTGACAGGATTGTTGGTTACAGGAACCTCTGGAACCTTGACTCAGACAGGCTTCCTGTCCCTGAGAAGTACCTCTCGTATGAGCCTCCGTCTTTGGATCATTGGCCGATGGTGATAACGGTGAGTCTTTCAACCCCATCAATGACCAGAATTGACTATGTGGATGGTCTTAACCCTGTGTACAGAGTGTCGTACAATATGAGGACTTACATCTGGGTCAGGCAGGATCATGCTGAACTTGCAACAGAATCACGGGACAGGCTGACCACGGTCATTAGAGCAGCCCTTCTTGATAGAGCCTCACTTGTGTCTTTGGATGATGAAGATCATGATCTCCTTCTTGATGAGACAACGTTGAGGGAAGAGTTCTCGGACATCACATATGTGAAGGGCGATAGAGCAATTTGTGGGGCTTTCCTTGGGTATACCTTGAACCTCAATGAGGCAATCACTCGCAAACCACGATATGTTCCAACCGAAGAGAACCCTAACGAACTTACGCTTGATCTTTCTGTGCTTTCACGGACGGAAGCAAACTAATGGCTAGTATTGCCGGCATGGCCACAGGAACAATCTTTAACGTAACGCAAGAACGCGTCCAGATCTCTACAAACGGTCGTTCCGTTGCTGCACGCACTTCAGCAGAAGTTGAACTCAATGACGAGGTATTGACCTCTGCACTCAACTGTGGTGCTGTGGTGCTATTGTCCTCACAGCAGGATACTTCGGCATCAAAGCCTGAGGAACCAGTCGTAGCTCCCGAACCAGAGCCAGTCACAGAATCGGAACCCGAGGTCAAACTCGACGAAGAAGCAGTCGCTGACGAAGCAGAAGAAGCAAACCTTACAGCGGAAGAAGATTCTGACGCTGAAGGCGAAGAAACCAAGACCAAGAAATCCACAAAGAACAAAGTGGCGAAGGAGAACTAATGCCGGGCGTAGTCGTCAACACAGGTGTTCGTATCGGCGGTGCCGGTGCAGAACAGGCCCCAAGCAGCACGCTGTTTATTGTGGGCATTGCAGAGCGCGGTACTACCGACGCATTTGTCGTCAGGAGTATGGCCGAGTTTGTTGCCGAATACGGTGACTACACAGGTGACGGCCTCCTTTATCAGCATGTTCAGACATTCTTTGAAGAAGGTGGCATCCGTGCCGTTGTTCGTAGGGTTGTAGGTACAGATACCGCAGCAGTTGCATCATCGGGAACTCTTCTTGACGGTCTCGCTGGAGCTATCGCTATCAACCTCACGGCTGCTAACCCTGGCGTTTGGGGTGACTCAATCACGGCTGAAGTTGTAAAGAGTGGCAGTGAGTTCTCGATCTCAATCACGCTCAAGGGTGCTGAAATCTTTGCTGGTTCTGGATACACCACTAGTGCTCAAGCAATTGCTGACATCAACTCCTCAATTCCAAACATCCTCGTAGCCACCGCAGGTGCTTCAACTGGTATCCCGTACAGCAGTGACGTAACACTTGAAGATGGTGATGCCAAGCTTGACGATGTTGTTGACGCAACAATCATTGCGGCTCTTGCTGATTTCTCTGAAGATTTCGGTACTGGCGTAGTAGCCACTCCTGGATACTACGGAACAGACATCTGGGACGCTCTTCTTGCTCACGCAGTAGCAACTCGCAAGGTTGCATACGCAAGCTTCAGTGCTGCAACTTCTTACACTTCAGCCATTACAGCAGCAGGAAACTACGGTGGAAGCACTGCAACAGCTAAATCAAATGCAAGTCATCTTGCGTTCTTCTGGCCACAAGTTGTAGTTCCTGACGGTCTCGGATCAACAAGGGTCATCAGCCCCGAGTCCTACGCCGCTGCCGCTAGAGCTCGTCAAGTCATCGCTGTTGGCGGTCCGTGGAAGCCAGGTGCAGGAGTTTCCTCATCTTCACGGTACGTAACAGGTCTTTCCTCTAACGGTGCAACGACGAAGGTTCCAAAGACCATCTCTAACGCGCTTGACGAAGGCAAAGTGAACGCAATCCGCGTCATTGACGGACAGGTACGCATCTATGGTGCTCGTTCCGCATCAAATGACACTGCAAACTGGAGGTACATCACGTACCGCGACACAGTTAACCAGATTGCTTCTGAGTCCGAGAAGGCTCTTGAGCAGTATGTGTTCTCAACAATTGACAGCAGGAAGACCCTCTTTGGAGCAATCGCTTCAACTTTGACCTCAATCATGGAGAACGTCAAGGACAAGGGTGGCGTTTACGCAATGGTTGACGCTGTCGGTAACGACATTGACCGCGGCTACTTAGTCGATGTGTCAGACGCTCTCAACCCAGTTACTGCACTTGCCGAAGGAAAGATCAGTGCTTCCATCGGTGTGCGTGTCTCTGGTGTTGCAGACCTGATCACACTCACAATCACCAAGTCGTCTTTGACGACGGCTTTGTAACAGAAGGAATAACAGACAATGGCAAAGATTTCCCAGAGACAAGTAGTCGCTAAAGTCACCTCTTTGACTGGCGTAGGCGGCAACGTTGAGACAACTAACCAGTTCTCGTCAGACACCCGTCCATACTTCTCCCAGGTTTCTGGTGGCGAAGTACAGGCTTCGGTTGAGAAGGTTTACGACGGTGGATCAACATTCCCTGAAGTTCTTCCTTCAGTTATTGAAGTTGGCGACGTAACGGTCACTCGTCATTACGATCCTTTGGTTGATGCTCCGTTGATCTCAACATATAGGGACAAAGTTGGCAGGAAGTACTTCAAGGTTGAAATCATCACCCTTGACGCAGACGGCTCACAAGTCGGCTACACCCGTCAATACGAGAACTGTATCCTTGTGAACATCACAGAGCCAGACGGCGACGCCTCATCAGGTGGACCTGCCACATTCTCACTGACATTTGCTGTAAGCAAGTCAACAGACTCAACCTCAACACCAAAGACGGCGTAGTCCCCACAGGGTCGCCCTCGTGATATGGTTTGTTCAGTCTGAACAGACTGCTTATTACTACGGAGGAATAACCCTATGGACTTCAATACTGACGACGAGCTTTACACGGCCAAAGTTGAGAGCAGCAATGTTCTTGACAGGCTGAAGAGCGAACTAGCCAAGAAGGTACGCCGACCCGAGATTCATCTTGAGGTTCCGGAACGCCCATCAATGGTTATTCGTTACTCACCAAACATCAACCAGAATCAGGTTCGCGCATGGCGACGTAACTCTGGTGAAGACACCAAGAACGGCATGGACGCAACTAAGTTTGCTTGCTACGTGCTTGCTAACACTTGCTCTGGAATCCTTATTGACAATGAAATTGTCACCGACAAGAACACAGAGCCTGTAACTTTCGGTTCTGATGACATCATGAACATGGTCGGTGCAGATCGAGTCCAGGACGCAATTCGTTCCATTTATGTTGTTGAGCCACACATTGAAGCTACAGCTCTGGCGATCATGGAGGCTGCGGGATTTAACGACAGCGTCGAACAGGTGGACCCTACGAAGCAGCCATAGAGTGGCTGCTTGAAGATCCCTACATAATCTCTTCGGCGAGAGTCGCAGAGACATTCCACATAGACCCGATTTCGGTGCTTGACTCATCTGAGCATTTGTGGTTGCTAAGAGTTGCCTGTGCTAAAGTCATCTCGCGCGACCATGAAGAGCAAGCCAAGCAAATGAAGGCTAAATAGCTGTGGTTGCCGTCCTAACTAACGGAGGGGGTGACTAGCAATGAGCATGACTGGTGGCGGAGCAACCGCCAATGTAAACATCAAGGTAGATGTTGATGATGCTGGTGCTGAAGCCCGTCTAGCGGCGTTAGAGAAGCGTCTCAAAGCATTAGAGCAGTCCTCCAAGGGTGCTTCTGGTGCAAGCAAGTCGTTCAACAACGACCTTGACAACATGTCTAAGACCAGCAAGAAATTGTCTGGTGATCACGACAAACTCGCCAAGACTGGTGAGACCCTCAAGAACATGTTCGGAAGGCTCGGCAAGTTCGCCAAGATAGCTGGCATTGAGTTCCTTGCTTTCACCGCAGCGCTCGCAGCGATGAAGTTAGCCCTCGTGGCAGGGCAATACGCCATGAAAGGCTTCCACGCCCTCCTAAGGGGGACTGGAGCCGCCGCAGGGGTCGCTATAGCGGCCATAGGTACGGTTCTAGCGGCTATGCGAGAACTGCAAGCTGCGACTATGGCTCCACTGATGGGCGGGATGAAAGAGTCTCGATCACAAATGAACGCTGTCTATGCAGACAGACGTTTCGCAATGTTTGACGCAAAGACTATGGGAAGCATTATTCAGTCAGCCGCTTCTCAGGGCAAGACGATTGATGCTGCTTTCCGTAACCAACTTGCACGGTACGCCGACTTCTCTATGGGCGACCCGAAGAAACTTGCTGAAATCCAGAAGACCTTCATGCAGATGGAGAAGGACAAGAAGGTAACTGCTAAGACCTACGGAGAACTTCAGCAGTCAGCTCCAATGCTTGCTAAGGCTTTCGATGAGATGGCTGGCGGTACAAAGAAGGGCGCAGCGGCTGCTGCGGCCGGAACAGTTACATACAAGAAGTTCTTTGATGCTGTCAACGAAGGCAAACTCAAAGCCCTTGTTCCTTTCAATGGTGCTCTTGAGCAAATCAACAACACTATTGTCGGAAAGTTGAAAGCTTCGTTCAGAGGTGTCAAGGAGCAGTTAACGCGTCTTGGTGAACCGTTCCTGAAGACATTCCAGGGACCAATCAATCTGATTGAACGCGAAATCAGCACCTTTGTTCTGAAGATTAACGGAACACTTCAGAAGGTATTTCCTCAACTGTTCAAGATTGGTGACGCAAACAACAATGTGATTACCAGGATGTTTGACAAGCTTGCAAACTCAATCAACGCCAACATGGCAAACATTCTAGGATGGGGCGACAAGATCAAAGGTATGGGTATCGCTATCCGTAACTTCTTTGGTGGCATGGGTGGTGCGCTTGAGAGAATGACGGCAGGCTGGAACAAACTTTACAAGAGTGTTCTGAAACCGATTGCGAAAGTGATTGGAGAGAACCTTTCTTACGCCATGACAAAGTTCAACGGTCTCATTGAGGGTCAAAGCCTAGATGGGTTCACTGTTGCTATTGAGAACTTTGGCGACATCCTTCACAACGTCATTGATGGCTTGTTCCAGTTGAAGGCAGTCTTAGCCCCAATCCTTCAGATGTTCCTCGGATTGAGCAGTGTTGTTGCGAGCCTTACTGGCGGCCCGTTCAAGATGCTTCTCCCTCTTCTGCTTATGGGCAAGATGATGGGTGGCAGGGGTGGCGCTAAAGCTGGTGTTGCTGGTGCTGCTGGAATGGGGATGATGGGGGCTGGACCTCTCGGGATGCTCGCAATGCCGTTGATGCTTGGAATGTCTGGGTTTGGATCTAGAACACAAGCCGGGGCTACGAGCAATTCTAATTATGCAGCAAACAGAGCCGCTGGCGCAGGCGTTCTCCCATCGGCTTTGTTGTCGGGTCAACGTGGCGGGCAGTTCGCTCAGAATATGCGTAACGGTATGGGATTTGGGATGTCGTCACTCATGGCATCAAAGAGTGTGAGTGGTGCTTATCAAGGTGCGTACGCTTCCAGTTTCGGTGATCACGCAAGATTCTCACTAAGAGACGCGCATGCCGAAGACAAGAGACTAATGGCGAATCCTCACCTTCTTGGATTGAGGAAAGACCCAATGATGGGTGGTTATCTTGATACAAGGACGGGAATGTCGGTTGACGATAAAGAAGCTTTGAAGCGGGCACGTGATATGAACACGATTCGCGGCGCACATAAAGATCCTGTTACGAGAGCTCAAATTAGGAAAGATGCTGATGCGGCGGCGAAATTGGCTGGCAAGACCCAGGCTAAAGCATTCGTGAAGGATTCGGCGAAACAGTTTGGTAAGTCAGCAGGCATGATGGCTGCAAGTGTCGGGGCAACAATGCTTGGCTCCTATGTACAACAGAGGGCTGGGACAAATCAAGGTATGGCAGCTGCTGGCGGGGCTTTGGGCGGTGCAGGAATGGGTGCTTCTATGGGTGCGGCTTTCGGCCCATATGGAATGCTTGTTGGTGCTCTTGCTGGTGGTGTTATTGGTGGTATTTCTGGCTTTAGGAATGCTAAGAAACTTCAGGAACAACAAGCAAAGACGTCTATTGGCAATGTCCGAAACGATGTGTTTGGCGGTAAGACTTTCAACACTACTGCGGACTTTGACGCCGCAAGAGAAGCTGCTTCTACAACACAGATAGGTCTTGACCAGTTGACGGCTGGCTCTAAGACGAATCTTCAAGATCGTATTGATCAAGCAAAGGCTGATCAGACGAAAGCTCGTGTCAGTATGAGAGAACAGTTCAGGTTGTATGCGATGCAGCGAACTGGTGCGCGCAAAGTGGATTTCAAGAGCGCCGAGAGGGGAAGCACCTTCGGATGGACTGGTCATGGCGGAAAGAGCCAAGGCTTGAAGTTCACGGGTGGGACATTAGATGGGAAGACTTACGACGGCGAGAACAACAATGTGGAGAATCTTGCTAGGGATTTCCTGAGGTCAAAGGGTGCTTCTAAGGCTGTTATTGACAGAATGGATGGCAAGGGCGCAGGCAAGGGAGCTTTCGGCGCTATCGATTTCTTTGCTGGTCTTCAGTACGACGGCGACATTGAGCAAATGAACAAAGATCTTGATGCACTCAAGGAGAAGTACCCAGATGTTGCTGCTGGTACGGAAGCATATAAACAGGCTCTTGAAGACATTGACAAGAAACAGAAGGCTTTCACAGAGAACAGCAAAGCAACATCGTCAATTACCGACAGTCTTGGCATCAGTATGGATCAGGTTGCTGATTTGTTTGCCAAGACGGGTCGTTCTCTTTCAGAGACGCTTCCTGGTATTCAAGATTTCAACAAACTGATTGGAATGGTTGGAGATACGGCAACACGTGTAGCCAACGGTGCTGGCCGTCTCGGTCGCGCATTGTTTGCTCAGACACAATCCGACATGGATATTGCTGAGTCCCGTAGTCGTCTTGAAACACAACTCCAGACAATGTTTGCCACAAAGGGAAATATCAGTGTATCTGAAGGCACAAGGGTTGCCGGCGAGACTCTCAACGAGGTCATTAACAACTCTATGGCTGAACTTGCTGCTGGAAATGTTGATTTCGCAACTTTGACTGGTGGTGCTGGTCAAGATGGGCTGCTTCAGAATCAACTCAAGACATTACTCACTCAGGCCTCCAGTAGTGGCGTATCCAGTTCTGTTATTTCTCAACTTGAGAACTCAATCTATGGGAACGTTGATGCAACAACAGGTCAACGTTCAGGAGGAATGCTTGACAAGATTAATAACGCAAAGACTGACCCGTTTGCGCGTATGCAGTTTGACGGCAAGTTCAACAAAGACTTTGAAGACCAGATGTTGCTTGCTTCTCAGAATGCTGCTGCGGCTATGGCTGGAGGAGCTTCAATCGGTGAAGCAATCAATTCTGGAACAACTGATTTGGCTAGATTCCTTCAGACTCAAGGCATTGAGGTAACTCCTGAAACGATGGGCAAACTTCAAACAATGCTCGGCGGAACTATTCAGAACTCTGCTTCAGCAATGCAGCAAGCCCTTCAGGTGGGTGGCGCCTATGCTGCTGATGCTATTCGTGCTGCTGTAACAGGTCAGCCACCTCCAGCACCTCCTGTAACAACAGTTCCAGCACCTCCAGTAGTTCCTACTGTTCCAAACGCAACAATGACTGGGCCACTCAACCCCACCCCTCCCGCAGTCATTCCACTCTTTGCGAGGTTTGGTTTATACAACTTCGGAACACCAAGTGGCGACACAACAACGTCTCGTTTCAGTCGCACCCTCGCTGCACATAGCAGTTTCGACGCAATGACACCAGGTAAACGGCTCGTCACATCGGGCATCCGAAACACCAATGTTGGGTCATTGAACTCCGACCACACCACAGGTCGAGCCTTTGACCTCACAGGTGACAACCTTGTTTCCTACTCACAGAATGTGAAGGAAGCTGGCGGCTTTGCAGAGTTCCACGGAGGCCCAGGAGAACAACGTCATCTCCATGTTGTCCCACCTGTCGGTGACTCTTCTTCCCCTGTTTCTGGTGGTGGCGGTGCTGGAGGCTCTACGAGCAACTACTACACCATTGAAGTAAATGCGAGTTCTGGCATGGACGAGGAAGCTCTTGCAAACAAGGTTCTTGATAAGATCAAGCGCGCTGAACGTACTAGTAGTGAGAGACGATAATGGCTAGACCTAGTGTAAGAACCAATAGACCAGCATCCAGGGCACCAGCTGGCGTGCGTACGGTAGCAAAGAAGGGTTCCGTTTCATCCAGGCAGATGAGGAATGCCAAGACTGTTCGTTCTGCATCATTTGAGTTCGGTGGACTTCCATCTATTGATTTCAGTGGTATTGGTCTCAATTTGAGTGGTATTGATTTCGCTGCCATTATGAGTCAGTACACAGCAAACATTGCTTCGCCTACGCCAGATGTTCCGCCCGCGGCATCAAATAAGTTCTACATCAGGTCATTTGCAACAGAATCCGCTACGTCATTACAACGAGTCACTTATGTGTTCCCTGTGTCGCCGAATGAAATATCAGTAATCCGTGTCCCGATTGTGTATTCAGAGATAAGCCGTCCAGGTCGTAAGCCGGTTCTTAAATCAGCAGGCAAACAACTAAAGCAGATAACGGCCACACTCATGGTTGTTGACGGGGCAAAGAGTTTCCTTAGTTCTGCTCAACCCCAGATAAACGCTCTTGAAGCATTGGCTCAGCTTGACTATGACTTGAATATCTTCTACCCGGGTGTTGACTCTTCAATCAAATGGAGGATCACAGACTTGTCTTTCAGGACAATGAGAAGAGACACAAACAATGTAGTTACACTCGCTGAAGCAAACATCACATTTACCGAAGTGGTTATTCTTCCTGCGCCAGTTCCTGGTATGCCAAGAATCAAAGACGTTCCTGCATCTAGGCAGTCGACAACAAACCCTGGAGCAAGCAGTACCAACCAGAGGGTCGGTGACGACCCGGTCGCCATAGTTATTGCTGCTGGACCGCCGCCAAAGAACCCTGGCGGTACTGGCTTCACCGTCACAACACCTCCATGATCTCGGGGGTAGTCCTTGGCGAAACAGCAACCCCAGGGACGGTAGTTAAGAAATCGCGCAAGAACGATGTGACAACACTCGTCACAAAGACAAGTCACCATATGTCTGTTGGGGACAAGGTTGTCGTGTCTGGTGTTGGATCAAATATGAACGGAACATGGACTATTTCCGCTGTTGCTTCTAATACAAAGTTCTCTTTCAAGCAGAAGAAATCTGATGTTGCTGAGAAGAAGATAAGCGGGACATACGCCAAAGCTGTTGGCAGCACAGCAGACATATCAGAACTAATCACAAGTATGTCCGTAAGTCTTTCAATGGCAGAAATTAGTCAGGTAACAATAGTTATTTCTGATCCTGGTTTGATTTATATGTCGGCCAACTACTTTCAGTTGAGACAGAAGATAAAGGTCGCTGGTGAGTACTTTGAGATTGCTTCTCTTGAGGTTCGTCAAGGTATGGCAGGCGAAGAAATAATTATGGAGTGTCGTCTTGCAGGTATTCAGAAACTCAAGAGAGACAAAGGTAAGGCGGTGTACTCAGGAGGGTCAGCAACCTCCTTTGCGTCGGAGAAAGCAAGAAATGTTGGCTTGTCATTCTTCGGTGAGAACTCAACAGCTAAATCATCAATTTCTAGAGTGAGAAACGACAAGGCTGATGAATCATCGTGGGATGTATTGAGACGCCTTGCCGGAGATAACCAGTTTCTTCTGTACGAGACAGACGGTCGAGTGTTCTTCTGTTCTCAGTCATTCCTGTTAGGCAAGTATTCGCTTGCACCTTCTGCTTCATCTCCTGGTTTCTTGACGACAATCGTCAAGTGGGACAGCAGTTATTCCGTTATTGATGACACCACAGCAACCACACGAACAACAACAAGATACGCTGCGGCAATTGTTGGGCCATCAGGTCGACCAACCCTAAAGAAGGGGGCAACAGGAAATCATGTTAAGTACATTCAGAATGTCATCAAGGCTAGAATTGGCCCAAAGACTCTCCCTGTTGATGGAAAGTTCAACACAACTCTCTACAACGCTGTTATACGGCTACAGAAATACTACGGATTGAAAGCAAACGGAATAGTAGGAAAGCAGACATGGACCTATATTGACCGATTGGCTTCTGGGTCTAGCACTACTGGAAGCGATCAGGGGTACTTTGATTCGTATGTGATAGTTCCAATGGAGACACCGAACCTGAGAATGTCCGATGATGCGTATTCTGAAGTGACGGCAACATTCAGGGTTGATAAAGACGTCGGTAAACTCCTACGACCTGGCATGACAATCACAATCAGAGGGGTACCTGGCTTCACTACGAATTACCTCATCAATGAAGTCTCATGGGAAGAAGGAACTCCAGATCCAGTTTCTGTCTCTGCAAGCACGCCTCTAATCCCGAGCGATAAGAAGTCTAGGGATAAGGTCATAGCCAATATTGACCTAACGGGTGGTGGTTTCAAGAATGAGACCGCTGCTGGAGTTCTAGCATGAGGACGTATACAACACCACTGAAAGCCTCATCCGTCGCCTTTGATGCGCGAGGTATTTGGTATGGCGTTGTCCATGAAATCGTTTCCTACCGACTGAAAGTTCTCGTCCCGAGGCTTTCGGGAGACATCATCTACGGCCCTCTTGATGTGGTCGGAATGAACACCGATACCTATCAAATTGGTGATCCCGTCATGATTGGGTTTCTTGAGGGCAGGCAAGACGAACTAGTGGTCATTGGCAAACTGAGGACGGAAGCTATAGCCCCAATCACCAACCTTGACGATCTTGCTGATGTCCAGACTCCGTCCCCAACGGTTGGGCAGTTTCTTCAGTGGGATGGAACCAAATGGATGGCCGCTTCAGTTACCGCCGTTGGGTCTAGTTCCCTTGACGACCTTGCCGATGTCCAGGCTTCGTCTCCGTCTAGCAATCAGTATCTAAAGTGGAACGGCTCATATTGGGAGCCAGCAACGATGAACAACACAAGGACGTCAACATCTTCTGCCGATGCGGCTACGGCAAACTCAGTCAGGGAAGCCTATAGAGACGCAGTAGTCACATTCCATATGGAGGTCATGTGAACTTCCCAGCTGTGGCAGAATAGGTGACTATGGAAGTACTGTCAATCCCATTCCGCATACTCCCAAGCGGACGAGCAGAACGCGTGTGGCAAGGCTCAGAAGCACATATCCAGCAGCAGGCTGCTCAGTTCGTAGCAACCAATACTGGAGAAATCCCCATGTCCCCCTTCTATGGTCTTGATGACCCAGCATTCAGGGATGTCCTTGCTGTGGAGGTAGTTATGGGGATGGCCGAGTTTCACCCTGCCGTAAAGGTCAATTCTGTCTATGTTCTGATGAACAAGGACGGATTATCAGACATACTTGTTGATGTCTCCGGCGGGGAGTACAACGATCTGGTCGTAACCTCGACCACCGAACAAAGCGTGGTGTTTAATGCCTAGTCCAGACATCAGAGATTTCATTGACCTGACCCTCTACGACCTTGAAAGCCAGTCCATTTATCTGTCGTCGCTTGACTACGCACGAGTGGCTCTTCCAGAGTTCCAACCAGTAGAAGGGTCTATTGAGACTGTCCTCATGCAGGCTGTAGCAATTCAGATTGCAGAGCTCGTCAGGTCTATCAACCGTCTTCCAGGTGGAGTAGTTCAGGTTCTTCTGCAATTGTTTGATGTGCAAAGGCTTGAAGGGTCAAGCCCGGTAACAATGATCAAGATTAGTGGAGCAACTTCCACTTCTTACACTATTCCCGTAGGAACAAGGTTCTTCTATCAGTCTGTTACGGATGCGGTTCCGTTGGTTCTTGAAACTGATACTTCTGTGACCCTTACTCATTCTAAGTTTGTGTCAACAGGATCTGTCACTTCGGGGACAGCAACACTCATAACAACAACCCCTCACGGGTTTGTGGTTGGCGAGACAATCACAATGGGGGGAACAAACTCTGCTTCATTCAACGACGCGTTTGTGGTTACTTCTGTTGAGTCTTTGTACTCGTTCTCGTTCGTATTTGCCGGAACTCAACCATCTGACTATTCAATTGCTGTAGCCACTCCTTCTACAACACACCCAGCCACCGGGTACGTCAACGCAACCGGAACAACAATCACAGAGGCGTTTAACGGTCTAGCCGCAGGGACATCGCTTGATCTGTTGTCTGTTGTGCCACAGATTGCTTCAGCAACTCTTGCTACGGCTGTTTCTGGAGGACAGGACACCGAAACCGACTCTCAATACTTTGCTCGCGCATCAGCCAACCTTGCACGTGCAAATATGTCGCTCGTAACAGCCGACAACTACACACAATGGGCCTTGTCGTCTGGTGCGTATACGGATGTTTACAGAGCAAAGACCCTTGACGCAACCAACGCATCAAGAGATGCTTCGCCCGGAAGCGTTCTGCTACTGGTGGCTCCTATTGACTCAACCCCCGACAACATGTTTGACGGTTTAGGCGATGGGTCTATTGCAATCAATGGCGCAGGATGGGGATATAAGGATGAGATAAGGATTTCAGCATTGGAACTTTCTCATCCAAACCTGAGCGTCTATGTGAGCGATCCGTTGCTTGTAACAGTATCTATTTCTGCTTCGGTAAGGAACACTGCGTCCAAGTCGGGCATTGAAGCGTCAACAGCAGTCAAAGATGCCTTGAGTTCGTTTATCTCACCAAATACATGGGACTGGTCTTCAACTTTGAGGTACAACGATCTGATTGCACGCGTAGCAAACACGGTAGACGCAGAAGGTGAACCCGTAGTCACTTATGTGGAATCAGTTGGGTACTCAATTACTGATTGTCACATACCTGACGGTGGTCTTACTATTCAGAAGAATGTAACCAGCCTCACAATGGGGGTCGGAAACTTGGTGGAAGTCAATGTGTCTACTGGTCATGACATCCCTGTTTATTCAACAGTCTATGTTGCAATCAATGTTCCAGCAGGCGGAACAAAGGCCGCTGGATGGTATGTATACCCAGTTGACAGTACTCCAACAGCAAACAAGTTTGTTCTTGAAATAGCTGGGTGGGACGATGCCGAAGATGACATTTCTGAATACGCAGTTATCGGGTGGGTGGATACAGATGGGAATCTAGTAATTTCAGACGCAGCACCACTTCTCGTGTCTGACACGCACGAGGTGATTATCGTATGACCATTAAGAATCTGCTTTCTCTAGAAGAACAGCAGGCGACCACATCTGTCAGTCTTTGGGAACCAGCAGTATTAGGTGATTGTGAAGTAAAGAGATCTATCGTTCACTTTAGGAGCGAGCCAGCATCACTTCTTGTTACATCGTTGAACGATAATGAGATGTGCATAAGGCTTACAAGAACTTTGGCAATCAGTGGATCAACAAGATACAGAACCTTCTGTAGTGCTTATTCCGAAACAACTGAACATCCATTTGGCGTTAGGGTGCTGATTTACAACGCATCAGGTTCAGTTATTGCCACCCATTCTTCAAACGATAAAGCTATGGCTAACAGATGGGGTATTGCTTCCGTTGATTTCGTCACTCCAAGCGATGCCAAATATGCTTCTGTCAGGATGTTTGCATCTCCATACACTATTTCGCTAGAAACAGGCGAGAAGTCTTACCATCGCAATATTTGGTTTGACGACATTGTCATGGCGAAATGGGCCGACTATCCACCCAATGAGTTCCTCACACTCGTTGAGCAAAGCATCCCTGCGTACATGCTTGAAATTGATGACGATGACGAAATGAAACCATTGCGTCGATATTTAGATGTAATGACATTCACGGTAGATGAGATTCTTTCTGCTGTTAAAGCATTTGACTACATACCTGCCGTAGATGGTGTTCCAGGTTATGACAAATCCACACTCGTTGATCCTTCTTACTATGTTGATGATGTCGTAGCCAAGAAACAATGGTTGCCTTGGCTTGCTCAATTAGTTGGTGTCAGAGGTGTCGCTAGTGGTACTTCTGGTCAAACACCATTCTTCTGGATTGAAGACACGTATCAATCATGGTTATCTGCACAAACGGAAATAGACCCAGAAATAAATGACGTGTGGAGCATTACTTCTTTCTCGCGAAGTGCCAATACGGTAACTGCCACTCTTGGGACGCAAACGGGGGGCTCTACTGCTTATTTCCCTGTTGTCGGGGACGTGGTTGATGTAACGCATACTGGAACATTCTCTGGATCCTTCACAGTTCTGACGTCTTCTGATCCAACCATTACATGGGCGCAGACAGCATCCAATGAATCGTCGTCTGTCGCCGGGTCGCTACTCATATCGGACACATCATGGTCAGAACTTGAGTCAGACAACCCGCTTGCGTTCAGCACCTTAGATGTCTTGGCTGAACTCACTCGCACTAGAGCAACAGGTCTTCATGCAGGAACCAAAGCATCAATCCAAGCAGCTGTCAGGTCAGTACTTGACGGGTACGACGATAAAGGAACAATTGCGTGGTACTCACCAGGCAATGTCGTGGTGACTACAGAAGAACCACATGCGTTGGCTGTCGGTGATTTCGTTGAGATTTACTCGTCTAGTAATGCTGAATGGAATAAGAACTACACGGTGGCCTCGGTGCTGACTACGAAGTCATTCACCCTTGCCGCTCCAGGTTCTCAGGACAAAGGGTACGGCATTATTCCTTGCTGGGTTACCAACAAACGCGTTGATGTCGTTGTCAGCACCTGGACCATGATTGTCAGGACATTGGAGTCCCAGACATTCGCTATTGACCTCGTCCTCAAAGCAGTGGATCTCTCTAAGCCTGCCGGCATGGTGGCCACCCACGAGTACACTACATAAGGAGGAACTTATGTCAATCGGAGCAACAACAAGGCTTGGTCTTACCACGTGGTCGTCTGGTGACGACCCGTTTGGTCGTGCCCAGTTTCAGAACGATAACCTCGCTATTGAGAACCTCGTAGCCGCTTTCAGGGTTGGAAACACTACTGAGCGCACATCAGCAACAAGTGATGTGTACACAGAATCTTTCTGGTACGACACAACGGAATCAGTTCTGTACTACAACAATGGCACTTCTTGGGTGTCTGTTGACAGCAAAGCTCAATCAGCCGATGCTGTCGCTCTTGCCCCTGGAACAGCCTCAACCCCTCAGGGAACTAGCACAAGGCTTGCCCGTGCCGATCACAACCACTCAGTACCAGTCGCTTCGGCAGTCACCGTATCAGGGTCAAACTCGGCAGGTTCAGCAGTAACGTTTGCTAGGTCGGATCATGATCACGCAATCGGGACAAGTGTTGTAGGCGCTACACAAATCGCCGCCAATGCCGTAATCACAGCAAAGATTCTTGACCTCAATGTGACCACAGGAAAGATTAACGACCTTGCTGTCACTACAGGAAAGATTGCTGCTACAGCAGTCACTCCAGGCAAGCTAGATCCCACCGTTGCCACCACGAATGGCGGTGTCCTTCTTGACTCAGTTACAGGTCTCTCCGTCTCGGTAGATGACTCAACCGTCACAAAGAGTGCCACAGGTCAAGTCAAGGTCAAAGACGCAGGAATAACTGCTACACAACTCGCAACAAGCGTTGCTGGCGACGGACTATCAGGTGGTGCAGGAACAGTCCTTTCGGTCAATACCGACGGCTCAAGTATTGAAACATCAGCCGATGCTTTGAGAGTCAAGGCTCTTGGTGTAACCAATGCAATGCTTGCTGGCTCGATCAGTAAGACGAAACTTTCAACAGACATCGTAAAGGCAACCGGGTCAGTACTGTTTGACACAACAAACGGTCTCTCTGTCAATGTTGATGGAACAACGATTGAAATCTCAACCAACGCATTGAGGATTAAGGACGCATCAGTTGGTAAAGCAAAGCTTGCTACCGATGTCATTAAAGCCTCTAGTGGTTTGGCATTCAGTAACGCAGATGGTCTTTCGTTTGTTCCCAACCCCAACGGCGCAGGAACAGGAATTGCCAACCTCACGATGGGTGCTTCTGGTGTCACCGTAAACGGTGGTATCTCTTTCACTAGTGCAGGAACACCATCATCTGCCGTATCTGACGGAAACTTGAGTGTTGATACAACCAACGCTCTTCTGTACTACCGATCAGGGAGCACATGGAGAAACGCTTTGTGGGCTGCAGGAACGGCCAACAGTGCGCCGTCTGCCAAAGGTGTCTGGGTATCAAACGGAACAGCCCCGACAGGCGGTCAAGGAGCCGTCGGCGACATCTGGATTACCTATTAGGACGAGCTCATGGCAATCTATGTAAAGAAAGATTCTGTGACATGGGATGAGGTGTCTAACCTCACTCCAGAAATCAAGGTAAAGACTGGCGCATCAACATGGGCTGATGTGGCTCTTGTGCAGGTCAAGACTGGCGCATCAACATGGACTGTTGTGTGGGATAACTACGCTCCGCCACCTGTCTTTGCGTCCAGCTCAACAGCTGCCTATGCAGTTGATACATCGTCAATCACTCTCACATGGACTCAGCCAGCAATGTTTGGTTTCGTTAAGTACCAGTTCACCACTAACGGTGGAGCTACATGGGGAGATGATTCCACTAATGCAGATTTGCGAACCAAGACATGGAATGGTCTTTCTGAAAGAACCGCATACACAGTTGGGGTAAGGGTCGTTAACGCAAGTGGTCGCGTTGGTGATTTGACACACGCCATAACTACAGCAAATAGCGTTCCCGCTGCTCCGACTGGACTGTCAGCAAGTTCTCCAAACCCCAACCAGATTGACCTGTCATGGACAGCATCAACATCTGGCGATAGGTCTTCATATCATATTTACGAAGGCGGAACATACATTAAGAGCGCAACAGGAACGTCAACTTCAGTTGGCAGCCTTGGCGTGAATACGGCGCACACATACACGATTTACACGATAGACACAACCGGAGCTGCTTCTGCTGGCGCTTCTTTCAGTGCCACTACTACAGCAAATGTTGGCGGCCCAGGAACATTAAATGCTTCCGTTTCGGGTCACAACACAGTAAACCTTTCTTGGGATGCCGCCACCCACGCTGATGAGTATTATGTGTACAAGTTCAACTTTGGATCATACGTTTGGGATCACACCGCAACAGTCGCAGCAGGCACCACTACTTGGTCTCAGTATGTAGGCCCATCAAGCCTCTACAACTGGTATTACGTAACATCGCGCAGAGCTGGAACACAGTACGGACAGTCCCGTAACGCCTATGTTGACACAGGCAGGAACGCTGGATCACAAACAGACGCTTATGACTCTGGGTATTTCGGGTTTCAGACCGACACCTTTGTGAATGGTGGCGAGTATTACGACAACCCTTCATCGGCGTTTAACTACACAACCATCTATGTCAGGGGTGTGACGATTGGTGGTACGGGCGCGTCGTCAATGGGTAACCTCACAAGTTCAACTAGGCAAGTTAACTGGATGCTTAACGGGACTCTTTCAGTGTTTACAAACAACGCCGCCCCGAAGCCATTCACAGGATCTAGGTCAACATCTGGATCTGGAAACTTCGGACTCAGAATTACTGGCACAGGTTGGTATAACGACAACTATCTCGTTGGCGACATGAGATTCACAGGCACGTACTCGTATTCATGGGCAGAGGACGCCGACAGCATTACTTATAGTTAGGTCTAGAGGTTACTAGCAAATGATTCCTGTAAAGTTGCTCTGATGTCACCGGAACTAGCCTCAACAATCTCTGTCGTCGCAGCGGCCATTATCTCGGGTGGTTTCGTCTGGAATGCCCAGAAAGACGGAAACAAAGTGTCAAAGATGAACACCGTCTTAGAGGCATACGACGGCATCGTCAAGAACCTCCAGAATGAAGTTGAACGAATGAAGAGCGACCTTGACGCACTTCGACAGATTCAGATTGAATGCGAAGAACGCAACGAGCGGCTCGCCTCTGAAGTTGATGAACTCAGGAAATACGTTCAGAACCAGCATCCTCAGGAAACCAAGCCGACAACTGAACGCCAGAAGCCAGGACCGAAACCTGGCAGCAAACGGGCCGCCAAGCCCGCCCCCAAGAAGGGTTAACCCTTGTCCGAGCGAGGGGAAGCGGACGACTTCCTCCGAAAGGCTCTAGAAGACACCTGCCCCGAAGGGCATGTTGTTACTCATTGGGTAATGATTATGGAGACGTTTGACGGAAGCGATCAGGATCTCCACATGGCATCATCCCCATCGGTTACACCGTGGCTCGCGCTTGGAATGCTTGAAGCCGCTAAGAAGATTGTTCAATTAGATACGGACGATGAGGATTGATTCCTAGGCTATTCTTGGCAGAGGGACTGTGCGTCTAGAATGACGGCGATTAGGAGGTAAGGGTAGTGATTGCCGGTACATACAACATCATTTGCGACCAGGGTAGCTCCTTCACCCGTACCTTCGTTATTGAATACCAGGACGCTATAGACGAGACCGTCTTTCACCCTTACGACCTGTCTGGCTATACGGCGAGGATGCAGATCCGTAAGGATGTCTACGCCACGGCTGTTCTCGCTACTTTGACGACAGAGAACGGCTCTATAGCCATTGACGAGGAGGAGGGATCTATCACTATTTCCATGTCAGCCACCCAAACAGCCGCCATTGAACGGTCAGGTGTTTACGACATTGAACTAATCTCTCTTGGTCAAGGCATTGTAAATAAGCCAATCCGTGGCGATTTCGAGTTAAGGCTAGAGGTTACGCGATGAGTATGAACGACAACAGAATCACAGTCACAGATGAGGTTGTCAACAGGGTTATTGTCACCGAAGAACAGCAGAATGTTATCCGTGTCCTCACATCAGGTCTTCCAGGCCCAGCAGGAACACAAATCATCACAGGAACTGGTGTCCCTTCTAACTCAATCGGTAGAATTGGTGACTTCTTCTTCAACGAAGCCCTTAGTAATCTCTATGGTCCTAAGACGGCTGGCGGATGGGGAGGGTTCATAACCCTTTCAGCAAGTCAATTTAATCTTGACAACATTGAAGACGTCGTGGTGCCAAGCCCTGACGATCAAGAAGTTCTCATGTATGAGGAATCAACAGAGACATGGGTTGCACAGAAGATTCGACACAGGCACGATCAGGGAACCCCTTCGGACACGTGGACAATCGCCCACGGACTCAAGACGAAACCAGCAGCTGTTGCAGTATTTGACACATCCAACACGATGGTCTACGGCGATGTTGATCATACGAACGAGAACAACCTTGTTCTTCGTTTCAGCCTCCCATTCGCAGGAGTGGCATACCTGACATGAGCATCAAGCATCTAGCCTCACTCAACGTCACAGGATCTGTGACAGCAAGCAACGGTGTCATCACTGTGACAACCGATGGAACACCAACGATTGAACTTCCCGATGGTGCTATTGCTGTTGATACAACCAACGACAAGATTTACTTCAGATCTGGTGGAGAGTGGCAAGAAGTAATCGGCGGCGGTGGCGGTGGAATTGCTATTCAACCCGAAGCCCCTATAGATACAGAACTTCTGTGGTTAGACACGGACGAACCTGGTGTTTCAGGACCTACTGGGCCTACAGGAGCTACAGGTCCTGCTGGTGTTACGACTGGTTCTACCGCGCCAGCCAACACGTCGGTTATTTGGGCTGACACATCAACTACTGGTAGTGCTGTTGTGCCTGTTGGTGGTACTACAGGTCAGGTCTTAGCAAAGTCTTCTGGTACTGATTACGACACGGCATGGGCTACTCCAGTTACTTCTTCTGATCTGGCTCTCAAAGCAAATCTTGCGGACCCTACATTTACGGGCACCGTTTCTGGTATCAGCAAGACGATGGTTGGTCTCGGCAATGCAGACAATACAAGCGATGCCAACAAGCCTGTCTCAACTGCACAACAGACCGCCCTTGACCTTAAAGCAAATCTCGCAAGTCCAGCATTGACAGGCACCCCATCTGCTCCTACAGCAGCGCCAGCAACTAACACAACTCAAATTGCCACTACTGAGTTCGTTCGAGCAGAAGTTTCTGCACTAGTTGGTGGGGCTACCACAACTCTGGATACCCTCGGAGAAATTGCTACAGCACTCGGCAACGATGCAAGCTTGGCTACAACACTTACAAACAGTATCGCTCTAAAGGCTCCACTCATTCAAGCAAGCCCTATCGGAATGATCACTCCATACGCGGGTGCTACTGCGCCTACTAACTGGCAATTGTGTTACGGACAAGCAATCAGTCGTACCACTTACGCAAGTTTGTTTGCAATAATTGGAACAGCTTACGGCGTGGGTGATGGAACAACCACGTTCAACCTTCCTGATCTCAGAGGTCGTACGGTTGCAGGTTTGGACAACATGGGCGGCAGTGATGCGGGTCGTCTAAGCACAGCAAATACTCTCGGAACAACTACGGGTACAGAAACAGTTACTTTGACTTCTGCACAGTCAGGCGTTCCAGCCCACTCTCACGCAAATACAGTGACTAATAATGCTGTTACTACTGGAGCAGGGTCTGCCCACTCTCATACAAACACAGCTTCGTTTAATGGCTCATTTATTGGTACTGCTGCAAGCCATAACCATGTTCAAGACGCCCATATACATCCAAACGCTGATGGTGGTTATCCAGCAATTATTAACCTTACCGCTACTGGTTCTGGAACTGCCTACATG